GCCGCCGGCGTGACGGTTGGCCGCGGGCCCAGCACCGAGGCCATGAACGCGAGGCCGGGATCGATGATGTTCCGCAGCAGGTTCGCCGGCGTCATGACGCGGGGAGTGCCTTGTCGGCGTCCTCAAGCGCCTGGTCGAACTGCGCCTGCTCCTCGGGGGTCGGATCGCGACCCTCGCGGATCAGAGTCATCACGGTGTTTCCCGCCGTGACGAGTGACGGGATTTCGCCGGCCAGGGCGATAAGCGCCTGGATGATCGGAAGGGCTGCGAGCATATCGGGTCTCCTCAGTTCACGACGGGGGTTTCGCTGGTCAGCAGCCGCAGCGCCTCTTGCACCGCGACCATGGCCGCGGGAGCACCGGCGGCGGACTCCACCTGAAGCCGGCGGAACGCGTCGTGCGCGGCGTGCGCGTCGCGGATGATGACAGCGCGCGTCGCGGGAACCGTGCACGGGCCAACCGTCTGGTCCAGGCAGATTTTGGCGACACGCTCGGCCTCCGTGACAGAGACCTCAATGGCCGCAATGTCGGCGCGGCTGACGGGGGCTACCGCGGCTGGGGTCGAGCACCCCATGAGGGTGCCGGCGAGAACGACGGCGGCGAGAGTCGGCCCGCCGATGGCGAGCCGGTGCGATAGTTTCATTGGTGATCTCCGTTGGAGGATTGCAAACCCGAGCGATCGGGTGTCTCGTTCGTTCCATTCCCCCCCGACCATCTACCGAGGACGAGCGCCGGCCACTGAATTCGCAGGGGTCGGCCCAGCCTTAAACGGCAGGCGCCAGCACGGCCCCTTGAGGCAGCACGATCACTGGCTTGGGGGAGGTGTCCACCCCGGCCACGATCTTGCGCACGACGGTGTTGAACGAAGTGCCCTGGGCCTGGGCCGCATCTGGGACCGATCTGAGCGCGGCCGTGGCTTCCGAGGTAATATCTGGATTGGCTTCGTGTATGTCCGAGACTTTGAGGAGTCCCTGGTCAAGCCGTGTTTGGATGATGCCGGTTGCCGTTTTCACGGCCGCATAGACAGCCGCTCTTTGCTGGTCGGTGACCTGAACGCCGGTCCGGGCCGTGAACGCGGCGATGGCTTTCGGGACATAGATCGCGGCGATGCCTGCGATCACCAGCCCGACAATCGTGGCCAGGCCTGAGATGGCCGCGTTGACGACAGGAGCCCAATCCGGGGTCATTTGTAAAGCTTCGAACGCACCGCCGCGTCTTTGGCCTCTAGCAGCTTGCGCAGCGCCACCGTGCGCTCCGGATTGCGCGGCAAGGTGCTGACGATCAGCCCGGCCAGTTCACCGAACGGTTGCGAGATAGCCTGAAGAACCGCCGGCAAATGGTCGTAGGCGAAAAATTGCAGGATCGGCTCTTGTTCCATTACTTGTCCTCCGTTGGCGCCTGACGCGCATTGTGAAGATTGTCGATCGCGTCGTGCGCGGACTTCTCGTCGTCAGACGTGAAGTGCCCATCCTTGTTGATGAGGTTTTGCGTCGCCGCATGCGCCGCACGCTCGGTTTCGTTGATTACCCGTAGTTGTTCGGCTGTGGCGCCTGGATATGACCGCGCGGCGCTGGCCGCTTTTTCCTCTGTCCGAAACGCCTTCAGCGCGCGGGCGGCCCGTGATCCAGGCTTTACTCCAAGTACCTCCGACTCCGTGGCCTGTATCACGACCGTTCGCCTGATGACCACGGGAGCCGCGTGCTTTGGTGCCGCGACAACGGCTTCCGGTACGGGAACACGCGAGCACCCGGCGATGACAACGGCAAGAAGCGAGGTGGCGACGACGACGTTCACCGTGATGCACCTCGGCTCGGCGGGTTGAACGGCAACGGTGCGGAATGGGCTTCATTCGCCTTCAGCCGTTCATCAAGACGGCCAAGCATTTCACTTGCCTTGTTATCCGCGGCATCCAGCGTGCGGCGAACATCGCTGGCACTCTTGTCGGAGGCGTCGATCTTTTCGCGCATGTCGTTCAGCCGCTTGTCGGCGGAAACCAGGTCGCTTTGCATTCGCGTCAGAGTCGCTTCGGCGGCGGAGACTCTGTTTTCGAGCAGGGTGACCTTCGGCTCGACTTTATCGACGCGCGGGCCAAGACCGTTGACACTGGAATACCAAAGCGTTCCTCCAATCAGCAGGCCCCCGATACCGACGATAGCGCCGATGATAAGCGCGAGCGTGACGTTCTCCGCGAGCCAACCGCTCAGCGTGCGTTTCGGCCTTTCGAAGTCGCTCGCTCGACGCCGGGGTTCGATGTCGGTCATGGGGACCGTGGGTCAGCGACAGTGCCTCATGATACGCCCGTAACGATAACGCCGCCGCTCGCGGTTAGCTTATTCCCGCTGAAAGTCGTGCCAACAAAGCTAAGCGTGCCTGCTTGTCCAGCCGCGAGCGGATTGGCGCACCGCAGGTCAGCCGAGCCTCCCGTGATCAACATTCCCGCTACGCCCATCGATTGCGCCTCATCACAATAACTCAAGACCTTGTGGTCATCCGCCGTCGCGATTTTCATCAATCGAACGTTGGTTAACTTTGCCTTTACCCCTGAGCCATCAGGTAGGTTGAAGCAACTTCCATGCGGAGCCTCATAGGTGCCGCCGCTCACAATCAGTTCCGGTCCGCGATACTTGACCGCGTGCGCTTCATTGGGATTCAGCGAGGTCACGTTAGTAAGCGTCAAGCGGCGGCACTCAGCCCCGACGTACATGTTATGCGTTAACGATCCCGGGTTTGCCTTAAGACCGTTATTGCTGATGTCACTATCAGTGACGCTGATCACGCATGGTGAACCGCCGTGTCCAATGCCGCATTGGTTGGCCTGCAGGATCACGCCTTCCACGGTCAGGTAGCCGCAGCCAAAGTCGGGCCGGATCGCGGAGGTCAGTTGGCCCGCGGGCTGGTCCATCGCCACGCCGCTGATCATCGCGAAGTTACGGATTATGCAATCAACCTGGGGCACGATCAGCCCCTTGCCGCCCCCCGCCAGTTGAGCGGTTAGCCCCGTGGCATCCAGCGTGCTGCCGCCGCCATCAAGGATGATGGCTTTCGTGATCGCGGGCAGAGCTTCATGATAGTTACCCCTGGTGATCTGCACGGTGTCGCCATTCATCGCGAGCAAGATACCCGCCGAAATGGTCGGAATGACCTCGCCGTTACCGCAACGAATGACAACGCCGCTTGATCCAGGCGCAGTGATAGATGGGGAGGGCATTTCAGCGAGTACGGGCGGTGGCGGAGCATTTGTGCCCGGAGCCCAAGCGGAAGGCAGCGCGACATTATACATGCCCATGCCCATGCCTGGATTTGCTTGCTGGATTTGTCCGCTGCTGATCGTGGCAAAGACCATACCCTGGCGGACCAGCAAAGTGGTCACGGTTGCCGCCGGATCGGCGAACTGCGCCGCGATCCCGTTGACCGTGTATTTCCCCGCGACGTCCAACCGATGCGTCATCGCGTTCGCGTCAACCAGGTATGGCCGCCCCGACAGCACGCCATTCGCGACCTCGATGCGCGAGTTCTCCGGCGATGGCACGGTGGCGTTCGCCGAGTCGGCGGGAAAGTCCGTGGACTCTGCTGGCGGTGGCGGTGCGACCGTGCCTCCTGGAGCGGCGGGAGTGCCGCCGAGCAAGGCAAGCAGCGCGTCGCGGTCAGCGGTCAGGTCGTTGGTCGAGAGTGTGATTGTCATTCAGGTCTCCGCGAGGGGCGAACGGCCCGGAGTCGCCTCCGGGCCATGGGTTCAGGCAGTTGCGGGCGGCGCGGGCGGCGTGACCAACGCGTCCGCCGCTGCTGAAGCGGCCTCGAGCGCGGTCGCGATGGCGGTATGACGGTCGGCCTGCGCCTGGGTAACTGTTGAGCCGGGCGCCGGCGCGGTGGCTTTCAGTTCGGCGGCGATGGCCGCGAGATCGGTCGAGAGTTTGGCCATCGCGGCTTCGTCGCGGGTGGCGGCGTCGTCGAGCTGCTGGGAGACGGTGGTGCCCATTGTTTCAATCCTTTTGACGGTTGCGAGAATTTCATCGGTCCGCGGGTCGTGGACGGGGCGCGCGGCGGATCGGAGCGCCTCGATCAATGCCCCAGCCAAACTGACTGGGACGATGATGGTTACGTGATCTTCGTTGTGATGGTCGGGCATGGAGGACCTCCCGCGTTAGCTGTCGATCGGCGTTGAATCGTCGGCCGCGCACCCTCGGAAGGTCGTTGACGGCACGGCCAGAACAGGACCATGTTCCGGCCATGGCACGCACCATCACGATCAAGGTTTTGGTTGAGCCCGCGGAGAGAGACGCGATCCGTCAGGCAGCGAAGCTCTTGCGACGAACGGTTTCCGATTATGTTCGTGTCGCCGCGTTGGATGACGCTGAACGCGACCTCGAATGGGAGGATCAGCGGCAGCGCGAACGGGCGGCCGCCGGCCCAACGGCGTGACGGGTGGGCGCCGGCGACATGGCGGGATTCGGGCAGGGAGACTTCGTGAACGCGGCTAGTTGCGCGGTGGTGGCACGGGCCGCTGATTCGGCGGTGACCAATGAGCCTCCGGATCGCGGCTGCGCCGACCGTTATCTTCTCCGTATGCGAATACCCATGCGACAAGCATGGCCACGAACATGAAGACGCTGAGCACGACTCCGGCGATCACCGGTTTCATAATCGGATACTTTTTGTGAGGCGATTCATGCATTGGCTCGCCTCCATTGGCTGGACTTCCGAAACAGTCACCGCTATCAGCACGACCGTTCTCGCGGTGCTCACCGTTATATTGGCGTTCGGCACGGTATCCCTCTGGTTGGCGACCAAGCACCTTGTCGAAGGAAGTGAGAGGGCTGCCGAATACCAATTGCGCGCTTACGTCATGGTCGATCGCGTCACTCTTACAAGAATTGGGCCAGACATTTATGGAATATCGGTCGCACTCAAGAATGTAGGTCAGACTCCCGCGCATGATCTCGAAGTGATGACCGCGATCACGATTGGTAGTCCCGCTGATATCGACGCTTTTTCCCTGGGAGGCTGGCCAGAAAGAAGTATGAGCCGAAGCGTCCTGGGTCCGACCGTCATCTCCGATGTTGGAAGTTCGTTGCAAAAACCTCATGCTGGCCTGGATCAAACCCTTCAATCGGGCGCGCGCGTCATCCATGCCATCGGGAAGGCAAGATACGTCGATGTGTTTGGCAAACTCCGGAACACAGAATTCCGGTACCATAATAATCCCGGGGCGCCCCGCGAGATGGAAGCATCCGACCGCGGCAACAAGGCAGATTGAGGCCGTCGTGGCGCGAGAGGGGTATTCGGGCGTGGCAGCCCCAGAATGGGTATTCCGAATACCGCCGCACTACCTCGCGAGGCCGGAGATAAACGCCGTGAGCACGCCGGTCGTTTTGGTGAAGCCGAGCGGGGACGAACTGACGACGGCGACAATTCCGTTTGAGAACGCCGCCGGCGGGAGCCCCTGATAATTCGCGCTCGCCACTCCGCCGGAGAACGGAACCATGATGACGGGCGTCTGCCCGGCGCCGTCAGCGGGAGCCGCGGCGAGGTTGTAAACCTGGAGATAGCCCGAAGAGCTGCCGGTCAGATTCGTCGCGTAGACCGAGAACAGCGATCCCGCGGATGCTTTGATGACAAGGTTGTTGGCCAAAGCGGGCGTGACGACCGGAGTGACCACGGCGGGAGTGCCGCCTGTCCCCGAGGCGCCACAGACCACAAGCGTGAGACCAACCGGGTCCCAGCAATCGGTGGTGATCTGAGTCTGTTGCGATGGAGGAGGAGGAGCCGGAGGCGTTTGCGCGAACACGGGGAGCCCGAGCGCGAGAGAGAGCGCGAGAATGAGAAGTTTCATGGTGTGGATCTCATGACCAATGCAATACAATGCTGTAGAGTGATCGTTTCGCCGGTATTCGCGAGGGTTCCGTTGACGTTGAGAAACGTATCAGCGGTCGTATCGTTCGTCAGCACCGATATGGCGGCGGCGCCGACAACAAAGGGTCCGATCCCCGTCCCTGCAAAGGCGCTCTGGGCGTTGGTCGCGTTGTTGTTCCTGATCACATGCTCGGTTTGAGCGGCTGCCGACGTGGTCGCACTGACAGCAGAGCCAATAACTCCGCCGCCAATCGAGCCCGCGGCTGTGGTAAACCTCGTGGTCAGTAGTTTGATGTTAGAGCTGTTCGTGTAAGACCAGACACACTTCAGATCGATGGCTCCGTTCGGTCCCATGCTGCCGGCGGGAATGCGCATTGCCGCCAAATTGGTTTCGGTAAGCGTCCCGGTGACCGACACAGGCCCCGCCGTCGCGACGACTGTCAGAGGGGAACTTCCGGGCGTGACCTGCTGCGCGACCGACATCGGCGCGACCGGAACGATTGCCGCAAGTAGGAGGACAGCCAGGCGCATTTTCAATATCCCTTGGAGTGCAGCACGGTTTTGGCTCCCTCCAGGAACATATGAGCCAGGAAACTGTGACCCGCCGCGTTCGGATGCGGGAGGCTCGATCCATTCACGTAAATATCGCCATTTCCGGTGCCGGTCGGAGTGACGTCGTTGCTCTGACCGGTCCCGGTGAGTGGCGAGCCGCCTACCATGCTGGTGAACGGAATAAACATGATCAGCGGGTCGTTCATGTCCGCCACGCAACCGATCTTGTCCGGTTCATCAAGCAAAAGGCCCGCATCGACAGTGGCCTGAGAACTCACCGGCCAGATGCCGGTCTCAATGATCGGAACGTACGGCCCGACGACGGCGCGCAAGGCTTGTAGGTACGCCACACAGGCGGCGCGGATGCCGGTTTCGACATCATTGTGCCCATTGCCGTCGAGGATGATGGCGTTCGGATGGAGCGCGACCTGATTGGTTATATCGGTCAGGCGGGAGAGCGCGGTGCCTGATGTCGATGGATCGGTATAGCCTGTCCCGCCGATCGCGGTGTTTATCCAATTATGCACGCCCAGGAGATCGGCGAGTACCGGTCCATAGCCATCAAAAACGGGCGTCGCCCCGGAGCCCGCGGTGATACTGTCGCCGGTCGCAATGAGCGTCAGATCGTTCGTCGGCTGTACCTGGTAAACACCTTCTGTGGCGAGGACATCGACCCCACCGAAAAACATTTGCGTTTCAAAAAGGAGATTTCGCAGTTGCCGCCCGCCGGCGGCCGTGAAATCAACGAGAATGTATCCATATCCAGTGTTAAGGCTGGTCAAGGGGGCCAGTGAAACATACTGGCCGTTGACAATCAGCCTGCTGGCAAGACCTACGGATACACCTTCAACTCTGATATAGAAAGCGGCGGAGTCTGTCGCGAATTCCGTTCTCGCGCTGGCGACTGAGGCCGGCACGCCGGCGACCGTGGGACCAATGGTTACCTCGTAACCGGTTCCGACGTTGTTCGTCGGGGTACCTCCCAGATAAGTGACGACCCCCGTCAATCCGGCCTTTCCGGTGCCGGTGTTCCAAAGATAGGAATTCGCGGCCGAATTGCTGAAAGCGGCGGCTGGATGCGATGACAGAAGAGTCCACGTTATTGTCCCGTCCGTAAACGGTCCCGCGCCCGTGGGGCTTGTCGTTGAGGCAGTGCCTCCCGCGACCGTCGACCAGAGATTGCCGATTGTCGATGTGCCGGCGCCGGTGAACGCAACGACTTTGGCACCCGCCGGGTAGACCGCGCTCGGTGTCCACTTTGCCGCGATTGTCAGAGCAGGAGGCGAGGCCATAACCGGATTGCTGCGCGGGTTGCTGGTCGCCGCGATTGCCGAGGAGCGCGCCAGGGCGGCCAGCGGGAATACCTGGGAATAGAACTGCGGTGCTCTCCAGACATTAGGCCGATCCAGACCGGGAGTTCCGACTATCGGCGGGTCCGCCGCCCAACACGGAAACGGGAGTGCGATGCAGGCGGCAATGAGCAGGCGCGTGATCACTTTGTTCATGCGACGTATCCCTGCCCGGCGCTGACCATCTGAAATTCCGCGGAACCTCCGGCCGCGACCCCGGCTGGATTGTTGGCGCCGAGCAGTTCCCACTCCGCGCCGTTCGGTGGATAGACCGACAAGGTGTTGGCCCCGCGGTTGAATACGCGTCTGGGAGCAAGGTCAGCAGGCAGTTGAATGCCCGTTCCAGGCGCGACGGTCGTGGCGAAGATTCGTTGGGCGGTGACCGGTGTCGCCGTCCCCTGGGTATTTCCGGCGGCGGTGACGTTCAGAGCTCCGAACGGAATGACCGGTCCGGTCAAAAGTCCGCCCGCCGCGGGCAATGCCGCGCTCGCCAGGGTAGAAGCGGATGCGGCGGTGGCCTGGATGGCAAGTATGTCGGCGGCGTCGAGAAGATCGCCCGGGGCGATGGTCATTGATAAGTACTTCCATCGTTGTACTTGGACACGTTGTAGACAGCGGTCCGAGAACCGATCGGCCAGGTGACCGCGTCGCCAAAGTGTGGGCTGTCCAAACGAGGCATCGGATAAGTCGCCAGTTCCGGATCGATCCGGAGGCCAATCAGCCATTCGAACGTGCGCCCGCCGTCCGTGGTCGCTTCGATCCGGACGGTGTAGTGCCGCCCCGCCACGCCACCCGAGAGCCATGCGGTGATGATCGGATCCTCGACGTCGATGCTCTGGACCGACAATTCCCCAATCCCCGAGGGTGCGACGGAGACCGAAGCGGAAGCGATGGAATCTCCACCTGAGTCCAGAAGTGGTCCGGACACATCGAGCGCGTAGTCAAGCACGTCGTCCGGCTCGGCCATCGGCCAACGGAGTGTGTTGGGGGAGAACCAGGTGGGGACCGGAGCGACCGCCGGGACGATGATGGTGCGGGCGGGGGATGTCACGGGATCGTCGCGGACTGCGATGGCCACGCGGGATTCCCGCCGTGCGACATGACGGCGGCTTGCGTGGTCAGAGCGGAGATCAGCGGCGCCACCACCCGAAGGAACGCCACGAACTGAGCGACGGTGAAGGTGTGCGGGACTCCGGTGATGTCCGGATAGGCTTGCGTCGCACCGCCGGGGAACACGCCGAACTGAGATGCATAAAGGCCAAGCTGGAATATCTGCGCGGCACTCAGATCGTCCAAAGCATACACGGCATCGAGGGACGGGTTGGACGTGCACGTGATCCCAATGCCGGCGGCGATCTTCTCCGCGAGGATGTCATGAGAGGTCGGAGTCGGCGGGGGCGGGGCATAAGCGACCAACGCGCCATCGTTGACGGCCCATACACCCGTCAATCGGGCATCCCACTGCTCATCAGTCATCTCGAGCAACCAGTCCGCCGAAGGGAGGTTCGGATAATCGAAGACTGACGTGTCATACCATCCCGTCACGCGAAACGGCGCCGGCGAGGAGGGGTCGAAGCACGCGTATTTTGTCATCCTAATTTCCGATCGCGATGTAACAACACGCGTTCCCCGCCGCGATAAACCCTGTCCCGTTCCAGGTTAATGTCCAATGGGTAAAGCCAGATGTCGTTCTGTCTCCAATCGCGTGAATGGTTGGAGTTCCGGCGCCCCATGTCAGGTTACTCGCCTGACTTTCATTGGCGACCACGCCTAGACAATTATTCGGAAACACCAAAGGAAAGTTGACGCCAACTCCATTTCCGGTGGCTGCTTCTCCCCACTGAATGATGTAGCCGCTCGGTAACTTTTGATAACCATTAACTGCCAAAGATGCGAGAAAGTCACTCAATATGGTGGCAACCGCGGGATCTCCTGATCCGGTCGCGCCAAGCGCCGCGCGCAGGCGGCCGCCATTGGCATTGACATTTCCAGTGGCATTGACGGTGGCGCCGGCATTGAGCGCACCGCCCGCACTAATGGCACCAGTCGCGGTGATTGCACCGGTCGATGCCAGACTACTTGCGGATAAAGCACCAATGCCGCTGTCACCCGCCTTGTTGACGGGGATATAGCCGATCTCGGCGATCACGCGATGGACCCAGCCCGCGCCGCCTGTGTCTGGGTTCGTGACATTGTTCTCGGCGGTCGAGACCCAGGTCACGTTCGGCGTTGTCGCTGATGGCACCTCGCACCCAAAGGGATACCCGCCGATCGCCGCGGAGAACGCGGAGTCCCACGCGATCCTGCCGCCGGCCTGGAGCCAGCGATCCCAGGACGTGATCTGCTTGAGGATGCCGTTCGCGTCCCGGATGTCCGGCGGGATGCCCCCACCCGCCACTGGCAAAGCGGTGAGCGGTGGCCAGCCATCGGTGAGCGAGGCTTCGCCCGGAACGATACCGATCTGCGACGCCGTCGGGATGGCGCGGAGGTACGTGGCACTGGCGGTGTTCGCCCAGGGCACGCTGAATTTGACCGGGATATTTGATAACTGCACGGCGCCGCTCCTAAACCTGCACGATGGTCGCCGCGACGCCGGCGGGCTTCGGCAACGCACCCGATTGCGAGACGATCGCCGCTTCAACTGGGGTCAATATGAATTCAAAATGATAGATCATCGTCATGTCGGCGTTGTCCACGACGTAGGCATTGCCTCGTCCGGGGAAGAGCGTCATTAGGATTTTGTTGATCGAGGGGATAGATCCGTCGGTGATGTTGGCCAGCGCCTTGGCGAGGATAAGAACCCGGAAACCATCGTCTGACAGCGCGAAATTCGATGTGGTGGCCTGGCCGGAGTAGAACGGGCTTTGGTCGTAGGGATCGCCGGACGCCCCGGATGGCCCGGTGAAGCCGAAGAATTCTCCCGTGGCGACATTGAGGACTCTACCGACGCCGACAATTCTCGCCCAGACGTCCAGCCCGTACCCTTGCGCGGTGTCGAGATTCCAAACGAGGTCATAGAACTCGTCGATGTTCGCGTTCGGGTCCAGCCAGTCGTTGAAGCTTTCAATCAACGAAACGATCGTCGGTGAATTGGCGTACTCGCTCTGGATCGTGACCAGGGGATCGAGCATGGCCGACTAAACCAGGACCAGTGAGATATCCGCCGCCGAAGTCGTGGGCACCTGGGCAATCGTGAGGGCGACCGTGTCCGCGTTTCCGGTGGTCAGCCCGACCTGGATCGAGATGACCTGTGCCCAGGCCCCCAGCAACGCTACTGAGGCATAGAACCTTGAGGCATAGACCGTGGAACCTATCCTTGCCCTCTGCCCGCCGTCGGACCCCGCGAAGGCAGCGATGATGGCGCCCCGAACCTGGACCAATGCGGTTGAGGGGACTCCCGTCGAGTTGGCGATCGTCACCACGTACTTGATCGCCGTCGCCGTCGGCCGGTGGAATTTGACGGTGTAGGCCGGCAGCGGGAGAGAGTAGCCGGAAAGTGTGTCGAGCACGGTGACGGAAGTGTTCGCGCTGGCGTAGTACGGCCCGCCGGGCATCTTCTTGGTCCAGATCGCGTTGCCCACGTCCTGGTCCGCTCCCCCTGTAGCGGCGACATAGAGTTGATTGGCCCCAATGGAGAGCCCGCCGATCGTCGCCGTCGTGCCCGTGTCATTGGAGACGACATAGGCATCGAGCACGCCAGGGACTCCCAGGACGGCCCCCAGGATCGACGTGACCTGGCCCACGGAATTCTTGGCTACACTCTGGCCTCGTCGGGCTTCGAAGGCCGCGCGTGTCTCGACGTTGACCCCCAGCACCCCGTCGGCCGCGTTGGTGATCGAGTCCCAACCTGGAATGGTCTGGTAGATCGTGGTCAGGGATCCGGCAGGGCAGGCGATCGGACCGGTGATTGAGGCCGCGAATTGCAGGTCGACCGAGCCGCCGGGTGGAATGGTGCCTCCGGAGACGCACAGATAGAGCGTGCCGTCTGTCGCGCGCGCCTGGGCTCCGACCGGGATCTGAACGTTCAGCAGCCCAGTGCAGGTCGCCGTGACCACCGTGGGAAGGGCTGGGTTGCGGGTGATGAAGTAAATCCTGGCCAGTCCGTCCTGCCATCTTCCAGAGGCGAGAGCGGGGTCGATTTGGTTAGAGAGGAACAGGAACGTGTCGTTCGCGTCGCCGATGATCGCCGACTCGGACGCGGAGAGCTGGCCCTGTGGCGTGGCGTTCGTCGGAGCCCCGTCGGTCGTGGTGAAGTTGAGGACGCCACCGAACGCGGCTTGGACATCAGCCTGGACGCCGGCCAGGACGTCCGACTCGGCGGGGGCGACGAAGCCCTTGTCGGTGATCGAGGGACGCGGAACACTCGTGGAACCGGACATCAGGGAGCCTTGGGTTCCGCTGGCTTCGCGGCGTCCGCCTTCAGCTTCGCGATCTCCGCCTCAAGTTGGGCGATCTTCGTCCGCAGTTGAACTTTGCCGCCAACGCACTCCATGAGTTCGTTGCCCATGGCGGTCGCGTCAGGCGCTTGCTGCGCCAGCGCGGGCGTCGCGGCGAGAAAGGCGATGATGAGATATTTCAGCAATGTGTGACGATCCCACCTGATGTGGCGAACGAAGCGGTCGGCGCTCCAGGCGCGCAGGTTACGCCAGCATTCCCATTAGCAATGAGCGTTCCATCGTTCCTGACGGAAAAGGCAACGGTGGTGGCAAGATTCCTGACCATTAGGGAAGCCGTTGTACCGGCGCTATCGACCCCCTGTATAAAAAGGTTCGGACCGATGGTGGTTGGCTGGATCGTAATTCCCGATGCCTGAAACAACACCCTGCCACTATTGGCGATCAAAAGAGCGTTGGCTCCGGCCAGATCGCGGGCCTGGAATGTAAACGTGCCGTCACTGTTGTCGGCTCCCTGGATCAATACCTGCCCAGGCACCGCGTTGCCGAGGTTCCCGACGAGAATGCCGCCCAATGTGACGATCCCCGCGTTGGCGTCGGGGATACGAATCGCGCTGTAGAAGGTCGGGAGCGCGCCACCGCCGACCATCGGCCCGATATTGATGCCAGCCCACTCACCGATCGCGCCCGGCGTCGTGTTCAGGTTGTTCAAATAGAGGTTCATTCCATGGATCGCCCCGGCGGTGCCACCCACGAAATTGTTGGTGAGGCCTAGGTAATTGGCGAACGACCCGATGATACCGCTGTTCGTGGCGCTGCTCTCATAGCCTTCCGCCACCGCGACGTTCGCGCCGGCACTGATGCCCAGGAACGTGTGCGCGACGTTGATCTCACCGCTCGCCGTGCCGGGACCGTTCACCTGCACGAACGAATTCATATTCTCCCAGATATGCGTCGAGGTCGTGGCATAACTGAGCGTCGTGTTGAACATATTTTGCCGCGTGTCGACTGGCCCCACGGACGGATCAGCGTTGTATGCGGTCTGGAATTGGTAGGGTGTGCCCTGCGGCGTTCCGGTGCCGAACAGGACAGCGCCGCTCGCGCTTAGGCTCGTGAACACACCGGTGCTCGAGACACAACAATCCTGCTTCGCAGCGAACGCCGCGTTCAGCGCCGCCGCCGAAAGCGGCGCGAAGTTGCCCGTGCTTGTCCCGGTAAAGCCCCCAGGGGTTTGCGCGCTGCCCTGCGTCGCGAACGCGAGTCCCAGCGCAACGATTAAAGCCTGGATCAACTTCATGCCAGTGCATCCCTGTCGAGTACGAAGACGTCCAGCGGCGCGCTAAGGGGCCTGGGAACCACACCGGATGGGGAAGCTCCGAACGCCGCGACCGTGACGTTGCCGCTGGCGTCAGTCACCTGGACCTGCCCTGTCACCGTTCGACCGACGATCCCGGAGATGAAGCAAACAGCCGAGACGACACCAGGGACGGTCAGAGCCGCGGTGACGAAACTCGCCTTCAGGAAGCTGAGCGGTGGCGCCTGTCCGAGGATCTCGGAAAAGTAGGGGACGCCCTGGCCGGTGTCGTACCACAACTCGCCTTGAAAGAGCCGGATCGCACTCGCCGCATCCTGAGCAAGCGCGTACGGCTCGGACGCCACGGCGATGTTGCCGCGGGCATCGACACAGAGATCCCATGTGTCACGCGCGAGCAGGAGGGTACTGGGCATTCGGCCTCGAATTCGCTTGCTTAACTGATCGTCGGAATGGTGATCGACACGCTCGGCAGAGTGATCGAGGGGATCGCCGCCGTGATCTTCGCGAACGCCCCTGACAACGGAGCAAGGATACCGTCAGCCGCCGATTGGATCTGTGAAGTCAGGCCAGTGACCGCCGATGTCATAACGGTGCTCAGTTGTGGCACCGCGCCGGCGAACGCCGGGACCGCGAACGACGACTTGAAACTGTTTACCCAGGAGTCCGTGGAGGTGATGGTGTTCAGCGGGGTCAGCTTGCCGATCGACCCTTGAATCGCTGTAACCCCGGCCTGGAGAGACGGGATGACTCCCCCGATCATGCTCTGAAGCATGGACTCGGCGCCTGAGGTGATGTTGCTCAGTTGCCCCAGAGCCTCGGACAGACCCGCCGGAACCGCCGGCAGGGTAGTGCCCACGAGGGAATCGGCGATGGCCTCGATCTTCGCCTGCAACCCCGTCCCCGCGATTGTGTCGATCGCTGCCTGCGCGCGCGCCTGGGTAGCCGTCGCGATGTTGGTGAAGTAGGCCGTGTTGATGAGGCCGGCGCCCTGCGGTTGCATGCTCGACCTCAGATCAGGTTGATGACGATACCGTCCTGGACGGTGACGAGTTGGCCAGAGGCCGCGACGAAAGTGCCTGAAGCACCGGTGCCCACGATGAAATTGCCCGTGGTCGCGCTCAAAGGCGCGTCGAGTGTGACCTTGACCGGCGACCTGATCGTGATCCCGTCGGCGTGGAATTGGACGAACTGGGTAGGCGTGCCGTTCAGGTTGGCGCCGACGAACATGCCGTCCGCCATGTCATGCCGCCTGTGCGAGCCGGGATTGGCCTGACCCTTGTTCGCTTTGACCGACGAGATATCCCGCGATGCGAAGACGACGACGCCCTTGTCCCCTACCTGCGGGTCCATGATGATGGCGTTCCCGCCGCCCTGCGAACGCACGTAAGGCAGGCCGTAAATGACAGCATGAGGTACCGCGTTGCCGGCGCCGTCCACCTGGTTGACCAGGGGTTGCACGTCGACGGTCCCGCCTGGCGCCAGTTCCCCCGCGTTCGTCACCGCCACGACTTCAACCTGGGTCGACGTCGCGATGCGGCTGATCATCTGCTTGACCAGGAACGAAATCGCGTTGAACTCCGAGCCAGAGTCTTCGGCCTCGCGAAACCCCGTGTGGCCGGACATCAGCGGATTACCGCCGGCGCGTGGCCGAAGGTGATGCAGTGCAGCGTGGTGAACCACTGCCCGCCGGGGGTTTCCGACTCAAGGTCATGCGTGACGTTGGCCGGGGACCAGAAGCCGCAGGCCGGTGTTAGTTCGCTTTTCACCTCGATGCGCGAGCCGAACAGGATCGTCGGATTATACAGCGTTTTGACGACGATCCCGGCTTGCCAGAACGCCGGGTATCCGACCATGCCGGTCTCCGGCGACAAGAGCACGGTCGATCCGCCGCGCGTGCCGCCCTTCGGCCAGATCACGAGCTTCCCGCCGGCCGCGCCCATGTCCTCTATGAGGTAGTTGATGTTTGCCTGGGTCGCGACCGAGGCGATCTGATCGCGCGGCGAGCCCCATAGGTTCGGGTTGTTGAGAATGACCGAGACGCCGTTGTTCTCCAGGGTCATTTGGTTCTGGACCGCCAGCCGCGCCATGACGGTGGCAACGTCGACAGCCCCCTTGTAGCTGGTGGCCGGGACCGGCTTCGTGGCGAGCATTCCGCCGTCGTGCGCCAGCACGGTGAATGGCACCTGGGGAGAGCCATTCATGTCGGCCCACGCCTGTTGGATGTTGCCCTGGAAGACGATCGAGGTCGCGCCGTCCCCGCTTCCCGCCGCCACACCGATGAAATTCCGCCGGGTTTGGTTCTCCAGGGGAGTACCCAGCGTCGCCAGCTTGTTCATGTCCGAGAGCGACATGCCAAACACCCTGATCTGTGCCTCGGTAAACCCCGTCTGCCCGGCTTTGTTCACCGATATCGCGACGCGGAGCCCGGTCAACGTGATGGTGTTCTGTGTTCCATCTTCGCCGAACGACCCCTCACCCAGGGTGAAGGCGACGTCGAGTTTTCGGTGTTTGTATTCTCCGGTCATGCCCGCCGGCCTCGCGAAGCGCGCCTACAGGCGGGCATGACGTGCCGGAAGGCGTCTGCCGCACTCATGCCAGGTCCGCCGCTTCGAGGTAGGCCAGAATGAACCGAGAGCCGAGCCCGCTGGTCTCTGGGTCCGACGTGCCTTGCATGTCCGCGAAGCCGAGATCCCCGATGAACCCATGATAGATATCCCGCACGATCCGGTTGCGATCGAGGCAGAGCACCCCGCCAATGACCAGGACTCCGGCGACATACAGATCGAGATAAAATCCGGTCGTTTTTGCGTAGCAGGAGATGCGGCAGTCCTGCCCGGCCAACTGGACGCTCAGGGTTTGTGAAGGCACCGCCGCCAAAGGGATCACCAGCATCAGGTGAAGTTCCCCACCGGCGTCACCGCAACGTTCACCACCGTGCCCGTCCCTCCCGCGGCCGCCTGCTGTATCGCCTGCGTGCGGACCGAGTCCGGAATGCCGCCGGCGTCCGGTGTGGCTGGCGGAGTTGCCTGCACCGGGCCGTCATTGACCGGAGCCGCCGCGGCCTCGGTTTTCGTCTGGGTGAACTGAGGCGAGGGAGCGATTCTGATCTCGACCAGCCAGACGTCCACCCGGATCAGGGTCGTGCCGCCGCGAGCCTCTCTCCGGTAGTCGTAATGGACGATGTTGCAGCTATCGTAAGTCGCCTCGGGGGTGATGACCGATACGAGATCGAGCGATTTCGCCGCCGTGTCGAGCAGGGTCAGCATCGCTGTCCGGTTCGGCACCGCCATCCAGCCCGCGGCACCTGGGATCAGGGAGGAAAGCAACGATCCCTCGCCACTGACCGCGAACGTGATCCGCACGTCGAACGGCACCGCTACCTTGTCGTAGGACGCGAAGGCTCCCTTTTCGACCGGGTAGTCGGAGACGCGCCACTCTTTCCGGAAGTCGAACGCGACGACGGAATTGCCCACGAGGAGAGGCTGGCCGCCCTTCAGGATGCCCCATTGCGGTCCCAGGAACATCCGCGCGATCGAGGCGACGTCGGCCGCGAGCAGGGCGATATTGTTTGTCACGGCGCCGATCTGGCGGAGCACCGCGGGCACACCAGGCACGCTCGGCACGTCCGGGAACGCCGGCACGATGATGTCGGTCAGAGCCATATTCAGGCCAAACCCGAGTTCGCTTGTGAAACCAGCCCGAAGCGTTGCATGGCCGGGCCGATGCTCCGGGCGATACCAGTGGCGTCGGTCGCCGCGGTATGGATGTTGATCGCTCCGATGCGGGTGTCGGACATGCTGGTGTTGGTGGTGCCCAGAGATGTCCCGGCACGCGGACCGGCACGGGGAATCAGCGAGGGATCGAGCCCCGAAGCGCCCGCGAGACCTCTGGCGATCGCCGCGCGGCGTTCCTGCTGCGCGTCAACGTCCCTCGGTCGCTCGAAGAACTTTGAGACCGCCGCCGCCTTCGCCGCGGCACCTTGCGCGCCGGCGATGCGGAACGCCGCGCCTCTCTCAGTGTTTTCCAGTTCCCACTTCACGAAGTCGAGTTGTTCGGCGAGCGACCCCTGCTCAGGGGAATGGTTATACAGCCGCATATAGTCAGCTTTTCGGCTGGCGCTGGTGATCTGAAACAGCCCTCGACCTGGGCCGCCGCCGTTCTCCATGGCATCCGGACGCGCGCCACTTTCCGCGATCGCGTTAGCCGCGAAGGCCGTCGCCGTGTCGGCGTCCATGCCCCGCGCCATGAGCCCCTGCTTGACCATTTCGGCGCGCGTCCTGGTCTGTGGGTCGATCGCGGTCGAGCCATTGCCGCCGGTATTCACGCCACCACCACCCCGGTTGAGCCATGAGCCGGGGTTCCACCAGGAGAACGGGTTCGGATTGGTGCCGGCGCCGCGCGCCTGACTCGCTGGTGAATTGGGGTAGCGAAGCTGCTCCTCGACCGGCATGTCGCGCCACAACGGGGAGCCAACCGGGTAATTGCCCGGACCTCCGAGGATCCCCGTTGTTCCGAGACGGTTGATCTCCTCCATGGCCAGCGCCACGGCGCCTGCCGCGACCCCGAGGGGACCGAAGACGGCCAGGACTCCGAGCGCCCAGGCACCGAGGTTGATCGCGACCAGGGCCTCGATAACCACCTTCCAGCCGCCAAACTTTTCGACAAGCGAGTTCAGTTTCGTCAGGAACTCGCCGATGCTTGTCCCGATCCGTTCGATCTCCTCGCCGAGCCATTTCCGATTTTTGTCGTCGCTCAGCCAGTCGTTGACCGCCTTCAGCACCTCCAGGAGTTTCGGCGTGAGGTTCGTCACGATCTCGGTCGCGACGTTCATCACCTCCTGCTTGACCTTGAGGAACGCCTTCTCCAGGGCTTCAGCGGCGTCGGTGTCCTTCTTGTGCGGTGCGCTGGTCCGCTCGGCCTCAGCAAGTTCCCTGGCCCTGACGTCGTGCGGCTTGAGCAGGAAGTTTGATGTGCCCTCGTCGATCCCGGCCTGTTTCATCAGCGACAGGGCGCGCTGCCGGTTCATCTTCGCCGCCGCGTCGCCGATCTTCATCAGAAGCGCGGGAACGTCCTTGAGTTCGTTCGGGTCCGTGATCCCGAACTGCGCCAGGATAGGCCCGACCGTGACCTCTCCCGTCTGGAGATAATGCTGGTAGGCCTCGGTCAGTCCCTGGACGGTCGAGGTGAGCCCTTGGGCCGAGCCGCCGGCTTGTTCGACCACGGCCTGCCACGCGGACAGTTTCTCCGGTGCGATGTCCAGGTTGCGCGAGAGCCGGCCGAGCACCGCGTCGGTTGACGTCAGGTTTTGAACAAGCGCCTTGATGCCCATCCCGCCAAGGAACACCGCGGCAAGGGACAGGGCTTCGTTGCGGATGCGACCGAAGAACTCCGCCGCCTGCTTGCCGGACGCGCTGATCTCTTTCGCGGCCGAGTTTGCATCGAGCCGGGTTTTCTTCAGGTCCTCGCTAGCTTGTTTCTGACCGGTGCGGAAATGGCTCGCATCCAGACCCAGAGTGACAACAAGCGCGTCGATGACTCCGGTCGCCATCAGCCGCGAGGCTCCGCCGCGATGCGTGAATTCTCGTCGTCAATCATCACGATCTCCAGCAGCAAGTACAGGTCACTGACGCTGTAGTACTCGTCTAGCTCTTTGAGCGTCGCGCGGCCCGCTGAGATGACTGCTCCGATGGCTCGGGGGACGTTGACGTAATCGAGGTATTCTCGTCCGTCGTCTGATTGAGCGCCGCCTTGAATTTGGAGATTTTGGCGGCGATGGAAAAACCCGTATGCAGGCTTATCACCTCGTCGCGTAGCTGCAACCGCGTCTGGACTTCTTCAATGTCGTCATCCCATGGAGGACACCTCGCACCGACCAATGGCCGCGCGGGGTCGGGCAGGAACGACACGCACCCCATCATCTCGCCGAGGAGCGGTTTGGCCAGGTCCCAGGGGAGGCCGGCGAACGCCCGCACGCCAATCGCGACGACACCAGCGAACCCCGCTTGGGCGATATTGTCCGGGATGTCCACGCCTGACTGGCCAAGGGCGAGCAGCGCGCGGGTGGCCCACTCCTCTGCCTGAGATGCAGACATTTCCTTGATCGAGTAGACCCGGCCCATGTCGCGGCCCGGCGTGTCGATCGTGATGGTGACGGTCTTGCGGGCCATGGGATCAGATCGGTGCCGGAAGGATTGATTGGAAAGTGATTCCGAACGTCCTCGCCTTCAGCACCTTCCCGATTTCCGGGATCGGCATGTAGGTGCTCATCACGCCCTTAAGCATTGTGAACTCCCTCGCCACGGCCGGGAGGATGATCACGCCTTCCGCGAAGAACAGTTCCCTGGCCGCTTCCTGTGCAGCATACCACGCGTCGAAAATCAAAATACTAGGACTGTCCGGCATGATCATGATGGACATCTTCTTCTCGACCGGCACCCAGCCGGCCGACATGTTCCCGTCAACACCCATCACGGTTTCGACGGACGCGAACGCCTCTGTGCTGAAACCAGCGTCGGCGGAGAAGCCTTGCAGTTGCTGCGGCACGGGGAACAGGCCGAGGATCGACAACATGATGATACTGTTCGCAGACGTAATGGTATTATACTTGGCCATGTCACATCACCTCGACGGATGCGAGGTTGATCTTTTGCACACTCTGGCCATCCATATACCAGAACGAACATTGAGGCGTTCCGCGCACGCCCCTGACCTGGGCGGTTGGATCGAGTACTTGCAGATACCAACCGCGGTTGTTCAGAACATCGTCGATCTTCAACCCGGCCGCGAAATTAACTTCAGCGGCTTGCGCGTTGGAGAGTGTGACCCCCGCCCGGATCGCGCCGAAATTGAGGGCCGCGATGATGACGTCGAGGCAGGCTGCCCTGATGGTCGCATAGCCGGCCTGGTTGTACGGAATGGACTTCATCGCGACCAGCAACGACATCAGCGCCAACTGAAACTGGTTGTTCATCCAGATTTGGTCGACGTATGAATCGATCCATTTGAACGGCCCGGTCACGGCTCCATTCGCGAAGAAGATGAAGTCGTCGTTGCGTGTGCTCCAATCGCCGTAGAAGTTATAGCCGTTTGCCTCGAGGTTCTTTGAGATCGTCCCGTCGGTCACATCGGCCGAAAGCCCGCTTTGGCTGCGGAACTTCATGGTGGACCGTCCGTTCGTCGCACCGAAGTCGAGGGAAGCGATGGATCCCAACAGGAAAGCGGCCTTGTCCCCCGGCACGTCCCCCACCCCCACGTCGGTCTCATAGATCAGTGCCGTGCCGGAATAGGTCGCGGTCTGGATCAGCGCCCCCGCTGTCGTCGTATCGGGGGTGACCGTCGCCGCCGCGTTGGTCGACCACATCGCGTAGAGGTATTGGTTCCCTTGCGTGTTGTTCCACGCCGCGAAGGCGACCTTGTCCGGAATTGAAGGCTCAAAGGCTGTCATGAAGCTGGCCCAGTCCTGGGTCGCCGCGATGATCGCGTTCATCGCCGTGGCGGGGACTCCAGCTATCGCGCCTTGGCTTGTGACCCCACCCGTCGCCTGGGTGAGCAGCAGGGCGGGGGCGAGCGTCCCGGTGGCGTAGGTTACCGTCGAGGTCGCCCCCGTCGTCGAGGAGGCGATCTGGAACGCGCCGGTCCCGCTGTCGTAGGTAACTGGCGGGTTGGTCGAGGCGACCGCGCCGCTGGTGACCGTCTGCGAGGCCGAGACGGTGTAGGTGCCCCGCTTGCCGAGCGACAGGTCCGGTTCGGTGCTGGTGAGCTGCGCCACGATCGTCGTGCCGGCGGCGATCGTGCCCCCGCTGATCGTCTGCCCGGCCGCCAGCACCCCGGAGGCGACCGCGGTGACCGTCAGGACGGTGGTCGCGATCGAGCCCGTCACCGAGGCCCCAGGAAGCGCCGTGAGGGTCAGTCCGGCCGCGATAAGAAGGGCCGCGGCGGAGAACGAGGAAGCCGCGGCAAGGTTCAGCGCGGCCGCCGTTTTCACCACTCCGTCGACGGTGACGATCAGCGTGCCGGAGAGCGCCTGCAAGTTGGCCAGGGGCATCGCGGAGATATTTCCCCCTCGAAGCCAGGCCCCGACCGGAGCGACGGGATATTGGCTGAACCACAGCGCGCCCGGTTTGACCGTGGATCCGTCGAAGCCGTTGAAATAGATCCCGGCCAGCGATGCCTCCTGAGAGGTCGAGCCGAAATACCGGGCCACGGACAACTGGTCCGGGAACGAGGGCACGGCTCCGATCGGCGAGCGTGTGCTGGCGGTCAGGATCAGGCCGGAGAGATCGAGCGCGGCACCGCCGGCACCGATGACTGACGGTACTACGGATACAATTTGACTTGCTGGGATCGAGGGCACAGTTGAAGGCTCCTAAAAGGAGGGATCGGCGTGGGGGGTTTCGAATTGCCCGAGATGGTGGAGCGGGTCGCGATCGCGATCGAAGGCGCTCTACCGAATCAGATGAAGCATCTTGGGCCGCTACTCGCCCGCGCGGCGATCGAGGCCATGCATGAACCGACAGAGGCGATGCTCGCCGCTGGCATGAGCGCCGATCCAACGCCAGAGCGAGACACGAATGCGATTCGCGTTTGGGGTCGAATGATTGCCGCGGCGACGGAGGTCTAGGGCGCGTCGGCCTCGATCGTCGTGACGGTGACGACGTCCGCGAAGTCTTGGGCGGTGCCCGTCACGGGGTTTGCCTGGAGCACCACGTCAACACTCCAGCGTTCTTCCGTTTGCTGCTCTCCGGACTCGAACGGAATCTGCCTCGGATCGTCGGCATAGAGCGGCTGCACGTCGTACGGCAGGCGGGCGAACTCGATCGTCGCATATTCGTCCCGGAACAGCGTCGAGATCATTTGGGCGTTATCGGCACTGGCAGGCCCGTGCACGTCGAGTTGAATGGTGACCTGGGTTGGCGCGAGCGAGTCCCTTGTGCCGATTGGAGGCGTGGCCAGAGGGGCGTCTGTGAAGGTGTCGCGGTTGGTCTCAAGGCGGGTGCGCAGGATTGGAGTGCAGATGCAAAAGTCCGCGCCCTTCGGTTCCGCCACCCGGTTCTGCTGACCTTGGACGACTTCGGTCCCGGCGGGCAGAATGCCGAGGAGGACCGAGCGCAGCGCCTTGAAGATTTGCGACTCAGTGAGCGATATGGTCGCTGGCATCAGGGCACTTGTCGCGTAACCGCGACCGAACACCAGTCCGGCCAATCCTCGAGGACAACCGCGACCAGCCAGACCGAACCATCCGCGAACGTAATCAGATCGCCGCCCTTGCCTTCCGGACGCACCAGGCCGGACCACGAACCATTGACGTAAATTTTCGATCGCACGCCCTGGATGTTGAGCCCGGAGAGTTTCATCAGATCATTGTACTGCAACGACTGTATCTGGCATTGAATGGTGACCGGCGCGGCGTAGGTCGGCACGCGGGTTCCGTCGTCATTGGTGGTCGAACCGGTCGATGCCTGGAACGTCGCGGAGGACTGTGGGTTGACCGCGCCGATCGCTCCCGAGACGATTAGATGCAGATTCATTCGTCCACGACCTCGTGGTGCACGCCCTGGAACATCGTGCCGTGATCGATCAGCGGTTTGGTGGAGACGCCGGAAGTTGTCTCTCCGGCTTTGACCCGCGCGGCGGCTTCGCCGACAGTCTTGCGGGTGACCTTCAGGCTTGGATCGGCCGCCCGCATCTTCCGCAGCATCAACGTGACCGGACTCAATGCCGGCGATGTCAGGTCCGCGATCGACTGCTGTATCTCGCCGCCGATCAGCATGCCCATCTGACCAAGTGCCGTGGCCGCGTCATAGTCCTGGGCCACCAACACCTTGGCGAGCTGGCCCGCCCACTCGCCTTTGTGCTTCGCCACCGTCGTGCGCATGAACGGTCTGGGTGGAATTCCGGCCTTGGGCGCACCGAACTCCTGAATCGCGGCCACCATTGGCATGCTGGTCCCGTCGCTTTCGGTCGAGCCTTCGAGAAAGCCAACCCGTACGGTTCTTGACCCGCCCGTCCTGGCCGCGATGTTTCGGAGAAGGGCCTCGAGCTTGCCTCCTCCCGACATTCCGTCAGGGGGTGGCATCAGAAACCCCGCCCGCCGAACCATGGCGAGACGCCCGGAAAGCCGGGCGATCGACGGAACGCGCCCGGTCCAGGGACGTAGCGAGCGGTCCTGTACTGAGCCATCGCACCCCACGCGGTGATCCCATATGCCGTGAGGCCGAACCACTCCGCACTTCCAGGCAGCGACATTGGCGCCACAGAGACAGACACCGAACCTTCCGACGCGCTTGTGATCCGGCCGACCAGTCCCGTGCCCACCTGGGAACGCAGCTGGGCGATGTGGGCGACGATCATCTGCAAGATAATCAGCCGTTGGCCCTCGTCGGTGACAAGCGAGCCGTCGCCGGGGAACAGGTACAGACCCGCTTCAGCGAAGAGGGCCTGGGCCATTCCGGCGGGGACCGAGTCCGAAAGCTCCGGATAACGGAATCGCCAGGCCTGGTCGTCGAAAACCACGGCCGGCACGTCAGGTCGCCTTCGTCGCCGCCTTCGGCATGCCCTCGTACTTGTCCGGCAGGACATCAGGGGGATTCTGCGCGTTGATCCCCTCGAACCCTGAAACAATATTAGCCTGCTCACGGGCTCTGTCGCGGGCGCGATCGGGATTGGACTCCGAGAAGATCAATCCCCGGCGCACGGCTGGGAAGTTCTCGTTCGCTCTCATCCAATCGCCGAAGCGTGACGCATCGACGCCATAGGTGAAGCCGTAGCCCCCCACAGCGTTTTCAGCATTCGCTCCGGCGATGACGATCGGGTCGCCGATCGGTTCCGGAGCCGGGACAAGGGCTCCAGCGGCCACGAGAGGGACGGGCTTGTAGAGCTGCAGCTCAAGCCCGTGCGGGAGCTTGCAGGCGACACAGACTGTGTTGGCTTTTGGTTCGGTTGCCATTGTTTTAAACCCCGATCATCTGAGCAATGCACAGCGGCCTTCTCACAATGGTACCCCAGGTGCCACCTGATTTCTTCTGTTGCCACGACGACAACATGGGGATCAAAGCGTGCGAGCGCATTTTCTCGGTGAACGCGCAATAACCTGTCCTGATCCCGTCAATCTCGGTCAGGATCAGTTGCACGAGATTACCACCGACAGTCCCGTATTCCGGGGCGGTCTCGATGCGCAGGTTCGGGAAGTTTTTCTTGAGGAGGTCCTTCACCGAAACCGCGAACGAGTTGGTGTTCAACAGGGACACTTCCGAAGCCGGTGACATCGCCAGCACCATCGGGCTATCGAGGCTCAGATTGCCGGCGAGCTGCAGCTGCAATCTCGAATACAGCAACTGAATGTCGGTGTTGACCTCGGTGGGCGTCGCGTTGTTCCAAAGCGTTCCGGTCGCCGCCTTCGTTGACGGCGTGATCGCCGCGGACAGAGAGGGGTCGTTCAACAGCCCGAAGTTCAACAACCCGCCAATGCCGAAAAAGTACGACTTGTTCATGAACTTGGCATGGACAAGAGCACCCGCGTACGTCAGCTCGGTCGTGTAGGAAATCGCCGCGGCCCCGTACAGATCCGCCTCTCGTTCACCCCACTGGGTGACCGTCTGGAAATGGTAACTCTGCCGAGGCACCCAACCAAAATTGGCGCCCACGTTGCCGTTGTTATTGAAGTCGCCGTACGAGGTGGTGAAGCCGGTCGACTCGGTGACGGGGAACTGCGCTGTAAGAGTGGTCCAGTCGCCCTTTTTGGTTTCTCCACCAAGAATGATCGAGGCTTTCATCGGCGTGACGAGAGCCCGGATGACCTCCGGGTCGATGATGTTGGTCATCTGCCAGGGAACACCCGCGTTCTGCGGGAAGATGGTCGCGAATTGCGCGTCCATCGCGATTTGCGCGTCGGCGGCGTACATCGTGCCCTGTGGCAGCAGGATGCCTTGCGTGGCCAGAAAGGCCAGATCTTCTCTTTTGATCATGTAATCAACCCCTCGTGGTGCACATGGCGAGTTCGCCGGCGGCGGCTGTACTATCGACGAACCAACGGGTCTCAACTCCGCCGTTCGTCGTGAGCGTGCCGCTGACCACGTTCGCCGTGGTGGTGGTGGAATAAGTGCCGATGCCTCCTGGAGTCCCGGTGAGCTGGGCCACGATGGTGGTGCCCGGCGTCGTGGTGCCCCCGGCGATTGGCTGCCCCGGAGCAAGGGTCCCAGAGCCCACGGCGGTGACCGTCATCACGTTGGAGGTGATCGAAGCGGTCACCGAAGAGCCGGCCAGTGTCGAGCCGGCCGCTCCGGCCACTGCAGTGCCATCCGCGTACGACGCGAACACCTTTTGCCCGATGGCCGCGCCCCCGGCGAAGCGGATAAACACATCCGCCGCGTCGTGCAGGGTGATTTCCTGGCCGGGCTGAACAGTCATGCCGAACCCGCCAAGCCAGGGGGTGATGATGACCATCTGGCCCCGAAGGCAGACGAAGCCCACCCGCAGGCCGCCGGCGGCGTTGTTGCTGGCCTGGCCGGCGGCATTGACCCAGGCGAACCGCCCAACAGTGACGGGATTGACGCCGACGACAAAAGCGCCCTCGCCGGCTACCATCGAGGTGCGGACGTTCGCGGAACAAAAATCTCCCTCCACCGCCAGGGGAAGGGAAGAAGCGAACGGGTTGATCGTGGTTTGAAAATTGAGCGCCATGGTTCAGCTCCTCATCAGCTTGACGGCGGTCGGGTACTGAGCCGCGAACCTTGAGGCCGCGTCGGCGCTGTCCTGGGCGAATTTCGGCCTGGCCGCCTGACCGGAACCGGGCACCTGCAGCATCCCCACCATCGCGGCGTAAGCGGACGGATGGACGCCCTCAGTCGTGACGCCGTTCATATCCAGCGCCAGCTTGTAAACGGCTTCGGCGCTGTCCTGGGCCAGCACCAGTTCGCCGATGAACGGACGGACGGTGCGCTCGGCTTCCTGAATCGCCCGCATGTCGGCGATCGTGGCCGCCCTGGTGTCGGCCTGCGCCTTGGCGACGGCGGCCGTGATCGCGGCGTCCATCGCCGGTTTGGTGATGGTGTCCATCGCGGGCTTGTCCTTTTCCTTGTCCTTGTCTTTCGGGTCCGGCTCGGCGTCCTTCGCGGCTTTGTCGGCGGCGCGCTTGGCGAGGCGGGCCTTCTTCTCTTCCTCCGTCTCGGCCTCTTCATCTTCAGCGGTTTTGTCGTCCTCCGGCTCAGCCACCTCGTTGATCGCGCTCTTCAGTTCGGAGAGGAGTTCGTCGACGTCCGCCAGGTCCGAGTCGGCGGCGAGCAGCTTGCTGCCCTTGGGAAGAGCCGCGTCGAGAGCGAGCTTGATTCGCTTGCGATCGGCGTCCCAGGTTTTGGCGGTGACACCGGCGAGCATGGGAGCGAGGTCGAGCTTCGCGTCTTTGGCCAGCTTGGGCCTGAGATATGCACGCAGCGCGCCGGAGGCGAATAAAGCCTGGCGCGATAGGGCGTTGGCTTTCGCCATGGTACGCTTCTCCTTGGGTTCAATTGCGGAATCGCCGACATGCACGTCAGGACCGGCTCTCCCGTCGGCGACGAGAGCACAGTGGTTCATTTCGATTTGCGTCATCACGCCGTCGTAGCGTTCACCTTCTGGCGTGGTCCCGCTCTGCATCGTTGGGACGTAGCGATAAGCACAACTCAGTTCGCGCTGTTCCCCGCTTTCAACGAGATCGATCGCGGATTGGTCCCAGATCGTGAGGTCAGCCCGGAGGTAGGGGGCATCCCAGTGGGCATTGTCCAAAGCGCCAACGACAAGTTCCGAGGCATGATCACCGGCCGTTACGGGCCGGTGCACGATCATCAGCGGTTTCGCGTTCAGGGAAGACGCCGCCGCCTCGAGCGAGGCCGGGTCGCGGTAGAGTTGATAGAGCTTGTCCGCTGTCAGACCGAGGGCTTCGTAATCAGGAATCTCTCTGCCCAGGTATCCGCACACGTTTGACTTCGACACAGCCGATCCGACCACGCGCATGTGTCCGTCCGCCGTGATCGTCCGGGCACTCGCGCGATCGAGCGCCAGGCGGTCCTGTGGCATGACTGGCATTGATGATTCCGACAGCGGGACGCTAATCAAGTCCCGGAATGATGCTGACACTCACGCAGCGGCACGAAATCAATTCCCCGGGCCGGATGAATTTGCCTTCGTCCGGGTCGTACCAGCCCTTCGTCACGTCGTAGGTCACACGATCGCGCGAGGCTTTAACGTGTGAGGGCCTTGGTTCCTTCCCGCCGCTTGAGTGCAACCAACGGGCTGTGGTGATACCCAACTCGGTTTGTCTCGCACGGGTGATAGTCGAATTCGCCATCGCGTTTTGGTGCCTGGCAATCAGCGCCGCGCGGTTCCTGGTGACTCCGTACCGGGCCTCAAGTTCCTTCGCCAACGCGCCGACATCGTGGCCCGCCTGGACCGACCGCATCACCGCGCCCTGCACCTGCTGCAGGTGTTCGGTCGCGATCGACCTGATGAGGCCAACGTTCTGTTCGACCGTGGCGCGCCAGATGTCCCGCACTTCGGGGGTCATCTGAAACTTCACCGTGAAGCCGCCGCGCCGCAGGATGTCCTTCAGCGCGAAATCGGAACGATCCTTCGCGTTCGTGGCGAACCACTTCGCCAGCTCAGGGGCGGCCTGGTCGAAGCGATCGAGCCATCTGTCCCCCAATCTGGCCATCTCAGCCATCAGGCCGGCGGCGGGCAGAACGTCGTCCTGGGCGATCAACGGAGGCGTCCGGCGGTATTGAGCGAGGATCCACCGCACCAGGCTCTTGTGCATCTCGGTGATCAGCGCGTCGAGTTTCCGGCGGTAGGCCGCTCGCAGGCCTTCGTTCGGGTGACAGCCCGCGAAGACGATCGGTCTGGCGGTCGGGCTGGTCAGGGCGCGGCTCAATTCTCCGCCTCGATGTCCTGGCGCAGCATGTCGTGTGCTCGAGAGGCCAGGATTTCCGCCACATATGCCGACTCGGGCACCGTCCGGGTGTTCAGCTTTCCCGGCGGGTGTTCGTAGACGACCATGAACAATGTCGGGTTCAGCGCGGCGACCTGGCCGGCCAGCTCCATGATCGCGTCGGCCATGGTGACAGGCTCCGGTGCCGCGGGTGCGCCGGCCGGCGGGACCACGCGCAAGGGGCGGACGGGACGCGCCTCATCGGCCATCGGACGTGTCCTTTGGGTCGGACTCGTTCGGGTCGCCCAGGTCCGGAGGTTCGGGCATCTCCGGCAGATCCTCGACGTCCAGACCGGGGTAAATGCTGTCCTCCTCGGCCGCCAAACGGGTTCGTTCCTCGATCGGTGCAAGCACGCCCGCGCCGATGTAGGCAATGGCGGTATCCGCATCGCTCTTGCGGATGGTTGCGGCTTCCAGCTCATTTGTCTTGCCCAGCGGCTCCCAGGCGTGGCCGATGTCCTCGTCAATTGAACCAAAGAGCGAAAGCTGCACGGCGCGGATCAGGATCGTCAGGTTGTCATCGAGGAGGTCTTCCTGCTGTGCCTCGATCCATGAGTTCCAGACGGCCAGCTCGCCTTCGCTCGAGGTGTTCAGCCCGCTTGGCGTGATTCCGAAGAACACGATCAGCGGAATGCCCCAGACCGAACTCATCTGCTCCTGGCTTTGCGCCAGCAGCTTGTCCAAAGTACCGAGAGGAGCGGCGACGTTGGCGAACAGTTCGGTCTCTTTGTCGACCACCATCAGGCCGGAATTGTCCGCCATGTTCGTGAACAACGCCGCCCGGTCCATGATCCCGGTGCCGGGCATCGCGGTGAGCGCCGCGCCCATGTTGGTACTTAGCACCATCGTCGAGAACGAATGGATCAGGTCGGAGACGGACTGCCTCGTTCTGATCCAGTTGTCGACGTAAGGCTTTCCCAGTTGGGACAACGATAATCCGCCGAACATGTAGGCCGGTTTAAGGATGTCAGGCACCTCTCTCCCGACAAAGGTCAGCAGCCGGGAGGCGTGAACTTGCTTGCCCATCACGTACCAGGCGCGCGGCTTGTAATAGTCCTGCGACAATGGATCCGTGGCATCGTATTGCGCCGGGTAGGTCCATAGCGGCTCGACCACGCCAAGCCGTTTCAGCCCGCCGATCTTGATCGTCGCCTTGTCGATGATCAGCGGGGTCGTCAGCAGTTCGTCCCTGGCGCCGGTGTCGAGGAAAATCTGCCCGCGGCCGAAGAACCCATCGTGCTCGACAACTCTGCGGAACGTGTCCTGCGCCTTCAGCCGTTTCAGTTCCGCGTCGATCTTGGCCAGGGTCTCAGACTTGTCCGCGTCGCCCTTGGCGGTGAGTTTGATCCATTTCCTTGTCATCTCCTTGGCGATGATCTCGGAGCCGCGGCGGTACTCAGGGCGTTGGGTCAGTTGCGCGAGATAGGGGTAACCGGGGAAATACAGGCCCTCCCCGTAGAGATTCATGGCCCCCATGCCGCCGCCGTAATCCCCGGCCCAGCCGTAGAGCGAGCCGATGGCTTCGTCCTGCGCCATGGTCGGAGCGCCCTTGGGCAGCATGCCTGGGGGTGGTTCGGGCAGGCCCCAAGGGGAAGCGGGAGGCAGGACTGCGCCAAGGTTCGCCCGGTTCGCGCGGGAGATGCCCAGCAAATGCGGGGAGATCGTGATGGGAAGGCGGATCGTCGGCTCGATGCGGGGCGTCGCCGCGACTGGCGGCGGGGTCCATGGCCAGTTCCAGGTCACCTGCGCCTCGAGGCGGCGAGCAGCTCGGGCGCGATCTTGATGGGCCCGCGGTTCATGCCCACCATCGAGAAGGCGCGGGCGGAGGCGTCGGCCTGGTCGTCGTGCGTGCCACTCGGGAAAGCAGCAAGCTCATCGAGATACGGGGCGTTCCACGGGGCTCGGACGATCGAGACGTTGCCCACGTTGCACTGCGATGCGAACGGCGCGGCCCTTGTTCCTTTGTCACCTGTCTCGGGAGAACTGTCGATCATGAAGCCCTCCAATCGGCGGGTGAGGTAAAGCACCTGGGTCTTGCCGGCCTGACCCGGGTCTTGTGGCAAGCCAATGCGCACGCCCTTGCCGTCCTGGTGGGCCGTGTTGACGATCGCCGCCTCAACTTCGTCAGGGCCGCCTCGTAAGCGGACCACGTTCTGGACCACGAACCTTCCATCGGGAGCGCGCTGCATCTTCACGCCGGCGGTCCAATCCGGATCCCGAGTCCCGGTCTGCTTCGTGGCGGCGAGATCCCAGGCCCGGACCACTGTTCCCGCTGCCGGGGCCGCCTCCATCGTGGAGATCATGGCGATTTTGAAGAGACTGCCCTCGAGCGGGCGGGGACGTTGCTGGAACAGAGAGGCCCATTCCCTTTCCCCAACCGCGGCGCGCTTGCGTTCGAGATGGGCGACATCTTCCCAATCTGGCCAAAGGGCGTCGCCGATCTCTCGGCCGAGCGCGTCGTCCGCTGATTCGCAAATGGCCGGTAAGTTGATGACCCGCCATTGGTCGGCACCGGTTTGCGCCGCGTCCAGCAAGCGCCCGGCGATGTCATCTTCGTGCCATCGTGTCAGGATCAGAACAATCCGAGCGCCTGGTTTGAGGCGGGTCAGGACTTCCGCGCGATACCAGGCCCAGATTTTGTCGCGGATCGTGAGGCTGTCCGCTTCCTCGCGGCCCTTCAGAGGATCGTCGATCATCACGAGGTCAGCACGCCGGCCGGTAATTCCGGATCCAGCCCCCGCCGCCCGATAGACGCCTCGGTTGGTGGTCCGCCAGATCTTGCGGTTTCCCGTCCGAAGGCCGTACCCGAGCACCGGGCCGTTTTCCTCGATCAGCCGGAGGATCGGTGAGGAGATGTCGTTCTCGGCGAATTCGCTGTTGTAGCTTGCTCCGATGACGTTTCGGCCCTCTGACTGAGCGAGGAACCACGCGGGGAAGAGGATGCTGGCATAGGTCGTTTTCGCGTGGCCGGGCGGCATGAACACCATCAGACGGTCGTTGTCGCCGCGCTCTATGGCTTCAAGTTCCTTAATCAGAAGACGATGGTGAGCTGCTGGCGCCTGGTCGACGAGTGCCATTGTCTCGGTACACCAGGACAACAGACTGCGCCGGCATTCCCTCCGTCGGATTGTCTCGGTAATGATAGCCCGCTCGACGTCACGGGCCGTGACAAGTGGAGCGCGCGGATCAGGCCGCGAAGCGGACTGATGCCACGCATGGCGGTCAGCCGGCCGGGAACGGAGGGCGAGTGATGGCACGGGCGACCAATGCTGCGATTGTGTCGGCGAGAGTCGAGCGAGTGGCCAGGGCGATCTACCGGCGGCGCCTGACGGACATGGGGCTGTATCGGGACGCGCCGGATGCGATGTTGCGTGCAGTTAACGAGGGTTGGCCGCTTTGCGTCAGCGAGGCAGCCGCCGCGATCGAGGCGATGGAACTGACCGCCGAAGAATTACCGATCCCGCCGCTACACCGCGCCGGCTTTCGCTAACCCACCCGCGGCGGCAACTGGAACCCGGCGGCCTTCGCCAGATCGGCCAGCGACGCCTCGATCCCACGTCTGTCTCGGGATGCCTGACGGCCTTCCAACCGGTCCAGCCTGGCCTCGATCGTTACCATCCAGGCCACGACCATTTCGAGTGTCACCGGCATGCCGAGATAGGTCGGAGCGGGTTCTTTGACGCGGCGTAACATACCGGGAATATAAGATTGTCGTTGACGACAATCAACGGGAGTTTGTTGTTCCTGCCTAGGTTTTCACGGAATTGTCGCGCGTATGTGTCGGGTTGAGGACAGTTATTTCACGACAAGCCGCGTGCTCGGTTCCGTCGCCGGCTTCCCGATGATGACATAGCCGATCATTGCCTTGGTCACCTGGCGGTTCGGCGTGCCGGGCGTCCCTGGGACCATGGTCACCTGCACGACATGCGTACCGACCGAAGCCGCGTCCCGGCCGTTCATCGCCGCCAGGATCGTTGTCTTCAGTCCCACGTTCGCCTTTTCCAACGTGGCGATCTTGGCTTTGTTCATCGCGTAGGTATGCACCTTGGCGATCGTCTTCTCGTCACGGATGATCGCTGTTGATACGATGGTGCCGTCGCGTGGCATGTGAGACTCCGAGTGTGTGTCAGGTGCGCTTCCCGCGTCCCTTGTGCCGGTCGATTTCCGCGAGGCGGGCATTCAACTGCTCATCGGTCAACGCGGAGAGGTCGCTGTCGTCGATCCCACCGTCCTTGACCGTCATGCGCTCCTGCCAGCCCATCCGGGCCTGTAGCCAGAACTTCGCCGCGTGCACGTTCTCGCCGGCGGTGGCCATCTTGTGCAGGGAAGCCACTACCGCCGCGTTGGCGATGTGCGCCGCCGTCTCGATGTCGCGGCGAAAGTACTTGCGCAGCGTGGTCTTACTGATCTCGAGCACGTCCTGGATGTGCGCCTGCTCGATGCCCCCGGCTACCATCACACGGACGGTCTGGCGGTCCTTGTCGGAGGGCTCGTACGGCGGGCGGTGCGGGGGGCGTTTGGCGCCCCCTGGCATCTTCGCATCGTCAGCTTCGGACAGACGTTTGACGGCGGCTTGCGTGCGGGCCGCGGGCTTGCGTTTGGGCGGCGGTTTTCGGGCTGGCATCGCGCTAAGCGGCGCGGCGCTTGCGTGTGGCCATCAGTCGAAAGGCTTTGGACACCGTCTGGAATTCGTGCCCACAGGAGGGACAGCAGACTTTGCCATCCAACGCACCGTCATCTGGGGCGTCGTCAGGGTCCGTGTCTCCCCCTGAGGTACCGAGGAGGGTTTCCAGCTCGGCGCCGTCGAAGCCGGTCAGAGAGAGGTCAAAGCCGGCGAGCTGCAGGCCGCGTAGCTCGGCCCCCAACAGGTCATTGTCCCATCCAGCCAGTTCGGCAAGCTTATTATCCGCGAGAACGTAGGCCCGGCGCTCAACGGCCGACAGGTGCGAGAGGTCTACGACAGGCGCGCGGTCAGGGTCCGGGTTGTGCGGGATGGCAACGCCGCGGTCCCGAAGGTTGATCGCCGCCTCACGCCTCGCGTGTCCGTAAATCAGCACACCCTTGGCGATCGCCATTGGCGTCGTCCAACCGAATTTGGCCAGGCTGCGCTCAATGGCGGTAATCTGTGCCGGCGAGTGCGTCCGGGCGTTTTGTTCGAACGGTTCGATGTCCCCGAGTAGAAGATATTGGATCGACAGACCGGCGTCGCCTCGCGCGCGAGGGCTCGTAAAGTCGGCTGATGGCGGCGCGCCCCCCGCCGCGCGGGCCGCCGCGTTACTGCGATTTGGCGTGCCCTTTACTCTACCGCCGCTCTTAAAACCCGCAGCCATGCACTATGTTCTCCGCTATACACGTACCGCGCAAGTCAACGTATTCTATGCGGTCAGGTAACGAGACGACGAGTCGCCGGGCCGGACGTGCACGTATCTACTCGTGGTGCTCAAACTGCTGTGCCCCAATGTCGCCTGGACGATGTGCGGAGGGCATCCATGGTCTAAACTGTGCGATGCGTGGCTGTGGCGGAACCAATGCGCGCTCACATCGGGCAGTTTCGCGCGTCGGGAGGCACGCTTCACGATCTCGTGAATCTGGCGCGGATGCAGCGCGCCGCCCTTGCGCGACCGGAACACAGCGGAGTCAGGCCCGGCCTGGCCGCGCAGCAAATTGATACGGTCCCATATTGTTACCGGCAACAGAATGGGCCGCGTCTTCGATCCCTTGCCCATCACGGATAATTGTCCGCCATCGTCGCGGGGAGTCAGATCGCGCCAGCACAGACCGGCCAGCTCGGATATGCGGATCCCGGTGATGTACAGCACCTGCAGGATCATCGCGTTGCGCGGGTGGCGTTCGAGCCCCAGGAGGCGCTGGACGTCAAATTCCGAGATGATGCGCTCCGCGAGTCGATCCTGGGCGATCGGCAGTTGAACGGGTGCCGCGGTGTCGAAAGGCACGTACCCGATGCGGTGGGCAAACTTGATCAGCGATTTGATCCCGGTCAGCCTGGCCGCTACGGTCGCGTCGGACACACTCGACAGGCTGGCGCCGAACTCCTGAATGTCGCGCACCGTGACCATGCCGAGAGGCTTGCCAACGAACGCGAAGAACGAACGCGCATCAGCGTCGTACCGGCGGCGGGTGTGCAGGCTGCGGTAGTTCCCGAGCCACAGACTGACCATCGCTGTGTCACTCGAGGCCTGCGGTGGAATCAGCACGGCGGTGGCGGGAAGTAGATCGTTCACGCTGTCGTCTACCCCCAAGCCAATCGCGGATACCGTAACATATCGGAACCGCCGCGAGGCCGATTTCGGTCTACTTTAGACCTGCTCGACGGAGTCCTGCCGCACTGTCGTCGGCACGCCATCGCGATTGAACCAGCCCATCATCATCACGACGCGCGCACCATCGGACATGGCACAGACGCCAGCACGATCCGCGATCGGCCCATCGGGCATCCGCAGGATCGTTCCGGCATCGAACTTCTGCCCGTGATGTCCTGGTGGATAGAGACAGCCGTCCGGCGAAAGAAGCGTCTTCATCCAGTCGATGGCGCTATCGGGGACCGCTATCGGCACGCCTGGCCTGCCGTCGATGTAACCACCACTGATGACGCGTTCGATGCCGTCGCACCCAAGGATGACGCGCCATGAGGGGTCAGAAAGGTTGAGTCGCACCAGCAGGTAGCGCACCAGCAAGAAGTCCACCCGCGCCGGCCGGGTTGGTCGCATGGCCCCGGTTGAATCGCGGCGAGCGGGGCGCGCCGGCCTGAATATGGTCGGAGCAAAAATGGGAAAGCCCGCCTCACGGACAGCGCGATCGGCAACGTTGATCTGTTGATGGTGGCAACGCGCGACGTACCACCGTTCGACGTCGACGGCCGCCCTCGGGACGTTGCGCGGCCGGCCAGCGCCGATACGGGCACCGCCATGGCCAAACTTGAATGATTCGCTGTTTTCGGAACTGCATTCGCACAACGCATGCGAGCCAAGAGGCGGCGCTCGAGCATCGGGGGCACAGAGGGGCGCGTGTTCGGCGGTAGAGTCAAGCATTCTGGGGGAAACTCCATGGTGTGGCTCCCCCAGCCTTGGCCTTCACATGGACCGATCGACGGGTAAACGCGATGGAATTCGCCCGCGGGCCCTTCGCGGGCCTAATTCGGCCTCTGGATGACCGAGGTGCAGAAGTCCCCGTGCATCCCGTCCCGGAGTTGGACGTGCCAGACCTCTCCACCACAGTCGCAGCGCCACCGACGCTCGTACAGCAGGAAAACAGGCAGCGGGGGATCCCGGTCGCCAGTGACGATCAGGACCGGTTCACCAGGGGAGAGGTCGCTCACGACACCGCGGCACCCCGCGCCTGGACGCTGATCGGCTGCACTACGTTCACCGCCTTGCTGCCGTCGGTCAGATCCTCAAACCACACCTGGCTGGATTCCAGGCCGCCGGAGAAGCCGAGTTCCTCCGCCACCATCCAGACGGCCTCCGGGCTGGGAACGCGGCCTTCGCGGACGATGGACATGCTCATGTGGCGCATCATCCCGCCTGGGTGGTTCTCGATGCTGAACGTCACATCGAACGGGTACGGGCCGGGGATGCGGATGGTCTGCGCGTGCATCCGGCGCATGTGTTCCTTCATCCCCTCGGGGGTTTTGATCTGCTCGACCACGGGGGCCATTTCGATCGGGCGTCTTGCCGCGAACCCGCGCAGCCGGTGCAGGCCAGCGACCACGACGGGCGACAGGATCAAGGGCGCGCTCACCAGAAAGCGGCCCGGTCACGGCTTCCTCCGAGAGAATTCCAGCCAGGGCGACAGCGTCGGCCGCGAGCCGGTGCCGCTTGTCGAAGCCCAGCTCCGTCGAACGGGTCCGCAGCGCGTCGGCGACGATCAGCAAGGCGTCGGGGTCAGCGTCGCCAGCGAGGAGGCACGCGAGCACGTGCAGGAGGGTGACGTCCGTCGACGGCGCGACCAGGGAGAGTTCAGCCAACCGGGAGGGAAGGTCACGCGGCATGGGTGCGAAGTCCCTGGCGCGCCATGCGATCGACCTCGGCGGCAAGCTCCGTCATCACCGATGCGAGGACCGGATCCTCGATCATCACCTGATCGACCCTCCGGACTGCGTTGGCGGCGGTCGTTTGATGGCGGCCGCCGAATTCCCGGCCGATCGCGATCAAGGTGTGTGAGGCTCGGCGGGCCAGCCACATCGCGGCATGCCGGGCGTTGACCACTCTTCGGTCCCTTCGATCGGAGACGAGGTCGATCGCGGTCACCCTGAACACAGTGCAGACCGCTTCCTGAATCGCGGTGATCGGCGGCTCAACCAACCAGGGCATGAGTTTTCCCCACGATCCTCCGGTTATGCACGGTGGACGCGAGTCACGTCCATCCGGTCGCCGACGGTTGGATCGGCGCTCCGCCCTCTCAACGCGCTCCTTCTGTCGAGCAATCTTTCGCGTGGCGAGCGAAGCGAGCGCAGGGGGTGGGCGCCTTTGGCGCCAAGGGGGGCGCAGCCCCCATTCGAGAGCCGGTAGATGCGCCCAAGGGGCGCTCCGCGATTCTTTCTTACTTTCTGATCTGCCTGATCCCGTTTCACCATTAAACTTAGCTTCGCACCGCAGCACGAATACCGAGGCGAAAGCGCAACGAAACAGCGACTCTTTTCCGCGGGTTGACTCAAAAACCGGCCATGGACTCGCCCGCGGAGACTGTTTTTCAGCGGATTTTGAAGGCGGAATCGGAGGATTCAGCGACCAGCGCAGCCGTTCCCGCCGGGGATCACCCGGTTGCCACGCGGTCCGCGAGGACGTTGCTCAGGTAGGCCGGGGGTATGTCCGCGACGTTGGCGTGGCGCGAAGGCCCCAATGGTTGGCCTTCATGTCCCACACGTCGACAAAGCGCCGAAGCTGCTCGTTCATCCGGTCGAAGGCTCCGGTGATCTTGTCCCGCACCGCTTCAACGACCACGGGGATCGCCTTGGTGAATCCCCGCAGGACATACGCGTTCGGGTCGCGCAATTTGTCATTGCCAACCCGGACGATCACATTGAACGTGTCGAGGATGCCGAAGGCCTCGAACTGGCGTATCGCGCGCCAGACCTGGACGCGCGAACACTGCGCCGCCGTCGCGATGCTCGTGTAACTGAGCTGCGAGACGCCCCTTACCGCATCCTCGGGTCTGGCGGCCTTGCCAAGGCCCCAGACGATGGCGCGGGCGATCGACATCCGACACTTGGCACTCAGGTTTTGCCACACCGGAAGGATGCGTACGCGTGCGAGCCAACCCTCGGTGTCGATCTCCCCGGGGATGGGTTTGATCTGCGCGCGATGGACCGGCGGGTTCCTGACTTCGAGTCCGATGGCGCGTCGCGCCACGTTGGGCAGTGCATCCGCGAGGGGCGCTGATGAGACGACTGGCACGGGTCGAGGGCGCGCGGCGATCTCAGCGGCCTGGCGGGAGGCGACCGTCTCAGGGGCGGCGGCGGCCTCGACCGCGGCGTGTATCCTGGCCACCGCCTGGTCAACCGTGCCGCCAACGATGCCGCGGAGGGCCGCGCGGCCGGCGTCGAATTGTATGGGCGAGAGGTAGACGAAGCGCATGAGATCGTCCGCGACCAGCCTTCGCTGCTCTTCCCGCGGGAGCGAGAGCCAGTCGCGATTGTCGGGCGGACCGCTCAACGGAGCGGCCCGTCGTCGTCGAACATCCGGTCGCCAAGCTGCTCACGCCGCGCCGCCCGCAGCTCCTCGGGCGTCAGCGGTCGACGATCGCGGATGGGAGGTTTCGGCGCCGACGCCGCGCGCCGGGTCGCGAAGGGTGCGCCATCGCCAAGTTGAGTCGCCCGGAGAATGCTCAACTGCTCGGGCGTCAGTTCCTTGTTCCGGCGAATTGGGTACTTCGCCTGGATCGCGAACTCGATGCTTGCCTTGAATGCCTGTCGCTCGGCCGGCGTCGGGGTTTGGCGCGGAGTCGGAGTCCAGGGGCAGAATTCGCCGTCCGGATTGTCCGCCTCCCCTGGCACTATTCCGGCAACCGCGGTTGCTCGGCCTCGGCGTCCCCGCCCCTCGCGAGTTCCGTCGTGAGCCCTGGCGCTTCGTCCGGCACCTCGATCGGTCCCGGCACCGCCGCGGGCCCGGCCTGACCGGTCCATGCCAGCCGGAGTTTTTCGATCGCCCGGCACATCGTCCAAAGGTCGAACGCGGCACCCGGTAAGGAGCCGTAATGCGCCATCCCTTCGGCGAGCGAACTTTCGAACGGCGGGTGCCCGGCTTTGAGCCAATGCCTCTGCGAGTGTCCCGCCACGAGGACGTCGTCGATCGCGCGGGAGAGTTCCGGGGTGAGGGCGTGGGTGCCCTGCTCGGGTGCGTCGCTCATGGCGTCCCGCGCTCCCGCAACCGCGCCTCAAGCGCGTCGAGAGCGTCTATCGCATCAACCAGGCGGCGGTGCTGGTGCGGCACGTAGCCTGATGGCGTTATCCATCCCGCTGCCCCACGCCACGCCCTCGCCGCCGCGATAACCGCCTGCATCGCCGCGCCGTAGGCGACGTTGCCCGCGCTCTCGGCCGCGATATCGGGGATGGCGTCGCTCATGGCGGCCGCCGCTTGGATTCGCGGCTGAGCGCGGCGCCGACGATGCAGAGGATGCCGATCCAGAGCAGGGTGACCATCATGGCGGCTTGACCAGAAGGTCCACGAGGTCGCCCTGGGCGCTTTTGAGCCTGGCGCGGTACGCCGCCCGGTAGCTCGCTCGGGTCTGTGCCGGGCGCGGGTTGGTTGGCCACTCGATCGGAGCGGATTGAACGAGGGCCGTCGCCTCGCAGGCCAGGCACAGCTTCGGTGCGGGCTGGCCCCGGATCTTGCGCGGGAACCTGGTCTCGACGCTGGTGGCGGCGCAGGAGTGACAGATGCGCACTGTCATGGGTCGGGCCTCGCGTAATCATCCACGCGGGCCGGCGGGCGGATTCTGACGAACGCGACCCGGGCGTGATCGCCGCAATACGAAATGCCGGGGTCGGACGGGACGTCGCAGAAGTGGAACGCGCGGGTGCCGGGTTCTCCGATCGGCCAGCAGCACTCGGTGATCCGGCCGTAGGGTCGGGGCTGGGGCGCGCGAATCGGGCGCGGTTGAGTCGGAGTCGCGGGTGGGGTCCGAGTCGCGGCCGGCACGGGACTCGCTCCGACGATCACCTGCCCGGCGTCGTACTCGGCGGTGACCCAGACCTCGGCCGTGACCGCCGGTCCCCGAGTCGATTCGTGGGTCACCGTGACCTTCCGGACCGCGCGCACCGGTGGAGGAGGCGGAGCGGGGACACTCGCGATCCCTGGGAGTGTGACCTTCGGCGCGTGTAGGGGTTGAACGGGACGGGGTCCGAGATGTGCCCAGCGTGCGAGGATCGGCGATGGCCGGGGCTGAAGGATTCCGGCTTTGATCAACCGATGCGATTTGCCGACCGCGGCGTTCTTAGTCTTCCCAATGAGAGCGCCAATCCGAGCGGTCGAGGTGCCGGCACACCATTCCCGGCAGAGCGTCACCAGATCATCGTCGGACCATGTCGCGTATGACGAATCAGCGAACGGCTGGAGCAGCCTGCGCCACTCCGCTTCGGTTCGCGGTTTGGCCGGCGTTTCGTCAGTCTTGATATTCAGACTTGACGACGGGTGCCGTTCTGGTCCATTCCCCGAGGGCATTTCCAAGGTGCCTCCTGTCGCAAGTCTTTTGGTCGGGACTTGCGATTTTCTATGCCTGATGATGTGACGGGTAGCGTATGTCGCGGGGTCCAGACCCGTAACGTACGCGCCTCCGTTGTCGCCTCGGACAGGCGACGCGATTCCCCATTTCCCGCCGGAGCGAGACTGTTCGACGTGTGAGCGGTGACCGGCATTGGGCCGTCGCGCGGGCGCGTCATGTGCGTCATGGCGGTGATCGCTTTACCGAACCCGCCGGTACTCCCAGCTTTCCGCACGCTCTTCGGAAGCGCCGCTCCCAGCGATCGGCCTGCGCCTGCCGGCGGCGCCACCACCACGCGCAAAACGGCGCCCAGTACATCAGGGTTCGCCCTCCAGCATCCGACGGAGACGTTCCCGTGCCGCGGCCGATCGCGCGGACAGATGCGCGGCCTCGGCGTCCAGGTGCCTGAGGTAGGCAGCCCGGATCTCCGCCAGTTCATCGTCCAGCACCGCGACGGGATCGCCGTAGACCAGCGCGCGCGCCCGGCGAAAGCGGATGCCCAGCTCCCGAGCGGCGAGCTTCAGAGCGTGCTGACGGGTGTGGCCGCGGTTGCGGATCGAGGTGACGGCGTCGTCGACGTACTCGGCCGCGAGCCGGGCGGGCGGTTTGGAATCTTCGGGCCAGGCCAAAATACGCTCCATCGCTAAAATGCTCCCGCGATGGAGACCCGCGCTGGAACGCGGGGGATGTTGAGAGAGAGACGGAAGCGCCCCGTCATCAGGCCACCCTTTCGGGTGCGCTGGGTGGCGGGGTGTTTTTTGAGGGGGTGCGCTTCGGGCGCTTCAGGGGCGGTGACTCGCCGGCATGCTGGTCGACAAAATCTTCCGAGGTCACCTCGCCGTTCGTCGCTTCGCGGATACGACGCAGGGCTTCCGGGGTCGGGAATCGGGAGCCGTGTCGATAGTTGTGGACGACCTGTTTCCCCACCAAACCGGCGTTTTTTGCGAATTGCGCCGAGGTCAGGCGGTGCTCGCGAAGGTAGGCGTCCAGCTTCATGAGGGCATAGTAAACATAATGTGGACTATCGGTCAACAGATCAGTGGCCGACGCCAGTAACCATATCGTTTACTACCTCATGGCATGACGGAAGGGCCTTATCCCAACCACCTGGCGCGGTTCATGCGTGCGAAGGGGCTGACGGACCCCGACCTCGCGCGGCCGTTGGAAATTACCAAGCAGCAGATTTTCAACCTCCGAAAAGGCCACCGGAAGCTGACCGTCGAATGGGCCAGGCGCCTCGCGCCGCATCTCGGTGTGTCGTGGCAAGAATTGATAACCGGGGCGCCAGCGCCACCGGACGATCCGAACCTTGCCACCATCCTCGCTTCCTACGCGGTCCTGGATGAGCGGAAGCGAGAGACTCTGGCCTTAGTCGCCCAGGGTCTACTCCCCCTCGGTCCGCCAGCCGAGCCACCGGCCAAGCCCCGTCCCCTCCCGAAAGAAAGGTCACCCCCATCCCGGTCGATAGGCGGGGGCGCCGACACAAAGAAAAAGCGAACGGTAAGTGCCGCGGGGTGATCGTGGAGTTCAGGCCGCGCGCGTGATCAGGAAAGGACCGGTGTGAGCATCAGGGATTCCTACCGGCAACGGTTCGAAAGCATGGGGGTCGACCAGGTCAGGGGGTTTATCGCCAACGGCCTTTTCACGCCCGAGGCGAAGGTGGAAGCCGTTACCTGGGTTGCTCAGCGCGATGAAGGAGAGCGGTCCCGTAGTGAAGCTTCCCAGGCCCTGGAAGCCGACGCCGCTTCGCGGGCCGCCTCAGCCGCGGAGCGGGCCAGCGCCGCCGCTGAACGAGCCGCCGTGGCCGCGGAAAGGCAGGCATCCGCCGCGGAGGAAGCCAACCGCTTCGCGCGCACCGCGAACAAGAGAGCCACGATCGCCATGATAATCGCGACGATTGGCATGATCATCAGCGTCATTAGCGCGGGCCTCGTCCACTGGGATGCGACGCATCCAAACATTCCACTGCGGTCGCCGGTGTCACCGTAGCACGGGTTCAGGCCGCGTTCGTGATCAGGGATTAACCAGGGAGCAAACACCATGGCGGACCAAACCGGCGGCCACTCATCCGAGCAAGTCGCGTATATGCTGTTGGAACGAATCGCCTCTTGCGAGGGCAAGGCTCTTGCCGGGCACGGAGACAAGGCCGACCGGAAATGGATTCTCGACACCTACGCCGAATGCCTGATAGCGGTGCGGCGCCCTGACGCTAGGAACCAGCCTTGACTCGTTGCAACGTGTCACCGAACTGCTTCGCGGCGTCGATAACCTTCGCATCGCTTCCGCCGGTCAGGAAGTCGAGATAGAGACGCGCGCGGGCCACCGTCTCTTCCGGGTCCACGTATCGATCGGCGACCCCACAGGCCAGTTTCAACGCAAGCTCACGTTCCTCATCCATGATAGCCGCTCCGGTGGTCCGGACCGGACTGTAGCACGGATCAGGACGCGAAGCCGAACGCGTGCAGGATCTCCGGCAGACGAGCGACCACCCCGACGATGATCGCGCCGAACACCGTCAACGGCACGATCCATATGTCCCGGTTGAACTTCCGGCCTTCGGCGAGGAGCTTCTGTGTCTCCGCCTGGTCCCTGTCGATCCTCGCGAGGGTGGCGCGCATGGTGACAGGGTCGCTGTAGTCGATCGGGCTCTCGCTCATGGCGTGGGTGCACACCGTGCGACGCGAGCCAGTGACGCGGCGACCGCCTGGGGTGCGGTAAGTAGCGTGAAGCTATCTTTGTAAAAGACCGACGCGTCCATGAACCACGAGTATAGTTGGTCGTCGCTGACGACGTGTCCACGCAAGCAGAACGTCCAGAAGGTATTCGGCTTATTCTCCGCGACGGCGGTCACATAGGCGGATCGCAGCAACGGCATGCACTGCGCATCCTTCATGCGGCAGAGGCTATACATCGCGATCGTTTCAGGCTTGCTGTATCCCGGCAGGTCCGCCGCGACCTCCGCCGCCATACCAGAGCCCATCCAATAAGCCAGCAATCCGGCGATCAATCCGAGGCGGGTCATTGCCCCGCGCCAGGAACAAGCAAACGCACCAACGCCGTCATGAGCGCGACGGCCGCTGCCATGGCGCCGGCACCCGCTCCAGCGGCGAGGGCAATCACTTTCCAGGGTTCGTAGCGTAGCAGGCCCTGCTTGTAGGCCGTGTCGGCTTCCTTGTTGCCTATGTCCGCTCGCATCAGGGCAATCCTCAGTTCCCGCTCTTCGTCCGTCGCATCGCTCATGCCGGCAGCATAGCAGATTTCTTCGGATAGTGGTAATCATTCTGTTGACAGATAAGTCCACATAGTGTTTACTATCCCCATCGAAACCCGATGCGGAGACCCCCGATGCCAACCCCCTCTCCCTCCCAGGCGATCCACGCAGCCGCCCAGACGCTCAACGAACACCAGATCGCGCTCACCGATCTGCGTCGCGGACTTGCCTCGTTCGTCCTGCCGAGCCCGGCGGCCAACGACAGGCTGGACCACGCAGACGATCTGCTGGCGATCCTGGCCTCTCAACTGAATCGCGCCGCCGACATCCTCAGCGACGAACTGGAGCGGATCGAGGCAGCCAACGCCCGCGAGGCACGCGCGGTCGATCGGGACTTCCAACGCTGGAACGTGGCCGTGGGCATCACCAAACGGGTCGTCGCCAACGACGACATGACCCGCCTGACGACGGCGCTCAAGGGCGGGGTGCTGTGATGGTCCAGGAAAGCGCGGCCGAGAGGGAACGTCGTTGGGAGCGCGAGGAGCGCGAGTTCGAAGCGATGGACCGCTGGCGTCACCCCCAGCCCTGCCGCTGCCCCGGAGACATGCCGGGTCGCTGCCCTGGCCCGGCTTACTGCCCGATGTGCGAGGACGACGCGCCCGACAGCGAAGATGGAGCGCGTGAAGAGTACCCGGACAATGGACCGACGGACCCTTGGAAAACCAGTGGCGGGAGTACGGACTGATGCTCACCAACGACGACCTGTCCATCGGCACCACGCTGATCCGGCAGACCGAGGAGTACGGCCCGGTCGAGTGCGACATCACCGTTCGGTTCGCCGCGACCATGACCTCGCGCGGCTGGCGCGGGTCCTACTGGGAGCCACCCGAAGCGGCGGAATTCGAGGTTGAGTTCATCGGCGCTGAATTCGACGGCGTTCCCTCGGATGCACCTGGGCCGCTGACAGTGATCGAGATCGCGACGCTCAAAAGGTGGTTCGACGAGAACGAAGCGAAGGCGTGGGAATGCGCCAACGACAACAAGGACATTTGAGCAATGTCCAACGACATCACCAACTTCGTTTCCCTCGTCGCCCTGGCCATCCCCGCGATAGCACTGCTGATCGTGAGTGTGTCCCTCGCGTTATCGCACTGCACCGTCCGCCGGCACCGCCCCGGTTCTTCTGATCAACAAAGGAATTTGAGATGAACGAGATCGCCAAGATCGAGGCATCCGGCATGACGGAGGCGCCGGACTCCCTCCTCAACTTCGTGGCCCGCGCGGTGCGTGATCCCTCCATCGACGTCACCAAACTCGAAGCCTTGATGCGCATGCAGCGCGAGATCGTCGCCGACGACGCCAGGCTTCAATACAACCGGGCGATGGCCGCGGCGCAGGGCGAGATGCTGCCCGTCGTGCGGGATGCCACGAACGACCAGACCCGGAGCAAATACGCACGGCTCGAGACGATCGACGCCGCGATCCGGCCGATCTACACGAAGCACGGCTTCATCCTCGAATTCAATTCGGAGTCGATCGACGGACCGAACGAGCGGATCGTCTGCGAGTGCTCGCACGTCTCGGGACACGCCAAGAAGTTCCAGCTTGAGGCCGCACCGGACACCGCGGGCCCCCAGGGCAAAGCGAACAAAACGCAACTGCACGGGCTGGCTTCAACGGTGTCTTATCTGCGCAGGTATTTGACGTGCATGATTTTCAACGTGGTCTTGGCGAACGACGACAATGACGGGAACCGCAATCGTCGCGAGGATACCGGCGAGCTGATCGGTCAGGCGCCGGTCGATCTGCTGTACAAGTTGATCGCGGATGTCGCGTTCGATCCGACAGCGGTTCAGACCAACGAACGCGGGTTCCTCGACAGCTTCGGCTTTTCCCACCTGCGGTCGATCAAGGAAATCCCGGCTGGTGAATTCGCCCGGCTTAAAAACGCTCTTCTGAGCAAGAAGAGCCAACGAGCCCAGCGGACGGCATTGAACACAGGAGCGGCGGCATGACAGGGCCGATCGATCTGACGGGCCAGAAGTTCGGGCGACTGGTCGCGCTTTCACTTGATGCAAGCAACCCCGCAAGTCGAGGCCGAGCGTGGATATGCAAGTGCGACTGCGGAGGCCAGATCACCGCTTTTCGGTCCAACCTCACATGCGGCCACACCACGACGTGCGGCTGCTTGCGAAGGACGGCGAACGGGCGTTGGAAATCACCCGAACACAACAGTTGGGTAAATATGCGCACTCGATGTCACAATCCAAAGAACGCCGCCTACAGATACTACGGCGGACGCGGCATCAAAGTCTGCGAGCGCTGGAATGCCTTTACCAACTTCCTTGCCGATATGGGTGCAAAGCCGAGCGCTGCTCACTCGCTCGATCGAATCGAAAACGACGGAGACTACGAACCCGGAAACTGCAAATGGGCAACCCGCTCGGAGCAGCAGCGCAATAAGCGCGCACACGGCAGGAGTGGCATGACGGGCATCACGTTCAACACGGAACGTGGAAAGTGGAAAGTCTACATCACCATAGGCACCTTCGATAGCCTCGAAGCCGCGATGGACGCCCGCAAGAATGTCGAGGCTTACGTCCTTCAGATGAGCAACGGAGTATCCTTATGAAGATCATAGATGTGCAGCAGGGTTCGCCCGAGTGGATCAAGGCGCGCCTCGGGATTCCTACAGCGAGCGAATTCCACAGGATCGTGACAGCAGCGCGCGGCGACCTCTCAAAGTCCGCCCGGAAATATGCCTTCGCATTGGTAGCGGAGACACTGATGGGTAAGCCCCTGGAGAAGCCGCCGCTGAACACGTTCGCGATGGAACGCGGCCGGATGCTTGAGCCGATCGCCATCCAGCAATACGAGTTCATCACAGACGCCGAGACGAAGCTCGTCGGCTTCATTACGACCGACGACGGGCGGGTCGGATGCAGCCCGGACCGCCTCATCGTCGGCACGCGTGGCGCTGTCGAGGTCAAATGTCGCCTCGACGAAGGGCACATGGCTATCCTGATCGACGGCCCGGAGGATGATTTCAAACAACAGGTCCAGGGCCAGCTTGCCGTAGCAGAACTAAGTCACGTTGATCTATTCGCGTATCATCCTGATCTGCCGCCGGCCTTGATCCGCGTCGAAAGGGACGAACCCTACATCGCCAAGATGAGCGCGGCGCTCCGCGAATTCCTCGATATGCGCGATGAAATGCTTGTCAAAGCGCGAGCATCTGGCTTCTTCGCGAACGACAACCGCGTGCTGATCGAGGCGGCGTGATGACGGACATTCCCGCCGAAACCGAGTGGCGCCCAACCTCGGAACTGCGCCCAACGGACACGATGTATGTCAACGTCCGCGTGACCACGGTCACGACGTATCGCTGGAAGCCCTACAAGCCCGACGGCGCGCGTCAGATGGGCGTCAAAGGCCGCTGGCAGCGAGCGCGGGAGTATGACGGTTGGGAGAACGCGAAGCTCCCGCCGGATGGTGAGTGGGTACCGAACTGATGCTCCTCCCCAAAACCGAGCGCCACCGCTCACCCCGGCACTTAGCCTGGCTGCGCACGCTGCCGTGCTCGGTTCCGGGCTGCCAGGGGGAGATGATCCAGGCGCATCACATCCGCAAAGGCGCTGGCGTGGCGTTAAAGCCGTCAGATCAATACTCAGCGCAATTTTGTTTTGAACACCATGCGGAAATCCATTCAATCGGGTCACGCACCTTTGAAGTGAGGCACGGACTGGACCTCTCTCAGATAGCCGCGAGACTCTGGGTCGAGAGCAACCAACACCGAAAGGCAATGACATGAGCGACATAATCCCAAACGACCCCGCAACCCAGGCGTTGCGCGACCGGATCAACCAGCTGGAACTGGAGATGGCGACCCACACCCGGAGAGCGGAGATCGCGACTGCTTGCAGAGACGAGCTGGCCGAGATGCTGGCGATCGTCACCCGCAAGCCACGCGCCGCGCGCAAGGCCCGCGCTGGAACCGAGCCGGCATGCGGAGACCCGAACATCGTCGATATCGTTGTCCCGCCTTCGATGTTCCCCCTCCCGTGCGGAGAGCCGAGCGATGCCTGACCTCCTCATCGAATCTCCGGCCGGCGCGCCGTTCATGGAAGTCCACATCTGGATTGCACATTACGCCGCTGGCGGAGAGAGCATGATCGCCGCGGATATACCCCTGCCCGGCGGACTCGGGATGCGACACATGCCGCTGATGAACGGAAGGCGTCACGTGGCCGAGTCGTTGGCACCCCTGGCCCGGCGCATCCAGAGCGCGTCGCAGCACGCCTCGGAGCGGATCGTCAGGCTCGAACTGCGCACATTCCGCGCGATGTCGTCGTGAGCAAAGGTGGGGAGCCGATCGATGGGTGAGCGCACCTATCTCGACGGCCTCAGGGCGGCGATGGGCGCATGCCACAAGCACCGAGAGCGGTGTCTCGAAGATCGGCGGGAATCCATCGCGGACGGGGACACCGCCGCACAGGGCTATGCCACAGCCGAGGCGCTGGCGACCCGAAAGCCCATCCCAGCAAGGGGAGCGCAAGGCTTCTGGAAGTGGACGCCACCGTGAGTGAATCCGGCCCCTTCGCCTACTCCGTCCCTCAACTCGCCCGTGCCTGGGCGGTCTCTCCCAGGCATGTCTATGACCTTTGCGCCAGCGGGGCGTTGGGCCACATTCTCATCGGTAGGTTGATCCGCGTTCGTCAGTCCGACCGGGAAGCATACGAGGCACGGCAATGGCGCGGCCCAAACTCGACGCCCCAAACTACCGGCTCGCCCGGCGCGGAGATCGTTTCTATGTCCGTTGGTGGCAGAACGGGACGTGGCAACGCATTTCAACTGGGGAGACAGACAAGCGCCGCGCCTCAATCTGGCTCGCGCAATTCGTCGCCGGACGGGGAACTCCCGCCCCCCCGGAACAACCCACCGTCTCGCTGATCCTCGACGGGTATCTCGCTGATCGCAAGCCAGTCGTACGCGCGTACGCCACCCTGGAGGCCGCCGGCAATGCGCTCAGGCGTCACCTCGGGGATTTGCAGCCGGACCACCTGACCAAAGAGCGGGCGCGGTTCTACGCCAGACAACGGCGGGCCGAAGGGCACATCGTGGGGCCGAAGGCCACCAGGCGGAAGAAACCGATTCGCGACGGCACGATCATCCGCGAACTGGTGACACTTCGAGCGGCTTTGAAATGGGCGCTCGAGGGAAAATGGATCAGCGACGTCCCGAAAATCGAGGTTCCCCGCCAGCCGGCGCCAAGGGACCGCTGGCTTTCCCTCGAGGAGGCCGATCGTCTCCTGGGATCAGCCCTGGCCCCGCACGTCAAGACGTTTCTCGCTATATGCCTCTACACGGCCGCGCGAGCTGGGGCGGTTCTCGAGCTGACCTGGGGCCAGGTCGACTTCAACGCGGGATTGATCGACCTCGGCGATGCGCCTGGCGGCAAGGGGAGGGCGGTCGTGCCGATCGGCGCGAAGTTGCTGCCTGTCCTGAGAGACGCACGGGCGGCGGCGACCTGCGAACACGTGATCGAGCATGGTGGCAAACCCGTGGCCAGCGTGAAGACGGGTACCCGGGCCGCCGCGAGGCGCGCCAACCTGCCAGGCGTGACGCCGCACATCCTACGGCACACGGCGGCGACCTGGATGACGATGCGCGGTGTGCCGTTCTCCGAAATCGCCCGGCTGCTCGGCCATCGCGATTCTCGGATCACGGAGCGGGTCTATGCCAAGCACAGTCCGGACTATCTACGCCGAGCTATTGAAGCTCTGTCCGCGTAAACGGGGCCAGTGGCACCGGAAACCCGCCTGCTGATTTCGCCTGAAAGCTGAAAAACCGTTGATGCTGCTGGAGGGGATCGAACTCTCGACCTTTCCCTTACCAAAACAGTGCTCCTACCCGCGAGCCGCGGTTTCCCGTGCCCACATGATGCGAGAAGTGGCCTGAACTGCGTCCGGTTCGCGAGTTTCCGGGGCCAGTGTGCACGTTAATTTGCTCCCGCCACGGTATCTCATTACCGTCTCGCCGTTTTCCATCAGAGAGGCTCACCAACATGTCCGCATCAACAAGCGGCGAGACCGCCAGCCAACCCAGCTCCACCACACGCAAGACTCCCACCAAGGCGCAGATAGCCGCCCGGACGAAAAAGGCAGCCGCCACCCGAGCGGCGAACAAGCTCGCGGCCGCCGCCGGCGCTCCACCCGCGTCGATCAGTTCGCTGCCAAAGCCCACGCCTGCTCGCGCCGCCGCGATGAGCACGCGCGCGATCGGCGCTGGTCCCGCCCCGGCTTCGCTCATCTCTCTCGTTCAAACGCTGCCGCCGGCCGGCTCGGTGCTTCCCTCGGAGACGCGAACAGCGTTCAAGGGGATGATCGACGCGGCGCTGGACTGGTTTTACCCCCTCACGAAAGCCGCCTGACAGGATCACTGAATCCGCCGATCGTTTCACCACTCCTGGGCGGAACAGAGCCGGCGGTTTGACGCATCCGGAGGGATCTCATTCCCCGACCGGGTGCGCGAGGAGAGCGGGGATGGCAGACGTTTCGGGCGTCGGTCCCCGTTTTCTTTTGTGCGGAACCGGCTGATAAGACCCGCACCGGACGACGCTCCCAACTGCATCCAGTGAACCGTCATGCTTACCCGCGTGTGGGCGGCTGGCCCTACCAAGGGCACACTGGCGCTAAGACCGGGGTAGGGGATGGGGCTGCGTGATGCAGGCTGAAGGCCCCCTTTGTTGTCGTGGTATAGTGGGGTGCTCACCGTTCCGCGCCGGCAATACGGTGAGATTTATTCGGCCTGAAACGCAAAACGCCAGCCTCGGGGGGCTGGCGCTCTGAATTGCAAATGAGTGCGATGCGATGCTCTGGGTGCCTACATAGGGACTCCGAGATTGTGGCCAGAGGATCGTATCCCCGGCGTGGAGGGGGTCAAGCGCGGATCAGCGGGTGTACCATTTGTTCGGATCGATCGGGTAGGGCGGAACCACACCTGTCTGGGCATGGTAGGCGGAAATGGCCTTTTCCATCAGGCGCAGGAAGTAATCGTGTTCCATCGGTTCTGTTGGGCAGCCCTCCCTCCACGTTTCCAGCGCGGCCTGTAGCCCCGCTTTGTGCCGTGCCGCGTCTTTGTTGGGCTGGTCCTCGCTATCGGGGGTGCTCACGGCGTCCCCACGGCGGCCTGTGCCGCACTGTAATTGTCAGGCCAGCGATCCGGCCCAGGCTTTCCCGGCCGCCACAGGCCCGCGTAGCAAGCGTAGGCGACAGCCTGTTGTCCGACCGTGGGGAGAGGCGTCACATCGGTCCACAGCAGCAGCCGGGCCATCGCCACCGCGAGATGGTCGGACCATGCCACGGCCTCGAACACCGTTGTCAGGTCGCCGGGGATGTCCAGCGCGTCGCAGACCTTAGCGGCCATTGGCCCGGTGACATGGTGCGCCAGCACACCAGCCACACCGCCGCCGCGTTCCATCTGCCAGTATGACCTGGCCGGTCCCCCGATCTGCCGGCGCTTTGAGAAATCGCCCTCCTGGCCGGAGATCGCGAGCAGCATGACTCTGGCCGCCGGCGTGACGGTTGGCCGCGGGCCCAGCACCGAGGCCATGAACGCGAGGCCGGGATCGATGATGTTCCGCAGCAGGTTCGCCGGCGTCATGACGCGGGGAGTGCCTTGTCGGCGTCCTCAAG